TCAAGCGAAGGATGCCAGACGATCTACCCGCCGCAATGGGATGGGTTCATAAACCTCGTCTATTCAGAGATGAATAGATACAACCAAAAGACGATTCCATATCTATTGGTGGAAAACGCTTGAATTAGATACTCAATTATCGTAAACGATAATCCATATGGGAAATTGCAACGAAACCATTATAGTAGCATCCTACGCTAGATCAGCAAAAGAAAGTGCTATCAGCGCGGCTCACTCTGCTTGTCTCGCACAGCAATCTATTGGAGCCAGCGGAGCCACAGGGGCAACTGGATTTGGGGCAACAGGTGCTACAGGAGAAATAGGTGCGACAGGAGCGACAGGATTGACAGGAGCCACTGGTTTAGTTTCTCCCGCAGGTGGAATAAGATGGGCTTATACAGGAAACGGGATTCAAACGGCATTTAATATTGTTGGAGCAATTTCTACGCTCGCTACTGCGTTTTTGGTAACAATTGATGGAGTCACGCAAGACCCGAACAATTACAGTATAACCGGAACTACTTTAACAATTTCAACTGCTGTCCCTAATGGATCAGTTATTGTAATTATTTCTTTAAATGGAATTCAAGGCGCGACAGGCCCAAGTGGTGGCCCTATAGGCGCAACTGGAGCAACTGGCAGTGGCGCGACAGGAGCTACTGGAATTATGGGTGCTTCTGGTCAGCAAGGCGCGACTGGCCCTCAAGGTGCTACTGGGATTGGAGCTTCTGGAGCTACGGGGGCTACAGGACAACAAGGCCCGATTGGCCCTCGCGGAGCAACTGGAATGGTCGGCCCTCGCGGAGCTACGGGATTGACTGGGCCTATGGGAGCGAGCGGGTCTGGAGCTACAGGATCAACTGGAATCGAAGGGCCAACTGGGGCTACGGGATTAACTGGAGCTACTGGCGCGGGAACTACTGGAGCTACTGGAATTGGTGCTACTGGCGCAACGGGAGTTGTAGGCGCAACGGGAGTTGTAGGCGCAACTGGAGCAACTGGCGTTGGAATTCAAGGGGCAACTGGTGCTACTGGAGTTTTGCCGCCATCAAATGCAGGAAATGTATGGACATTCACTGGTGATGGAACTACTGCAAGTTGGACATTGACAGGAAATACATCTGGGAGTATTGTATCTGCAAATTATTTAGTAGTTATTGATGGAATTTTCCAAGCACCAGCAAATTTCACTATAAACAATGTATCTCCACGAACACTTTCAATATCAACTGTTCCATCTGGAAGTTCTCTTATAGTTGTATCTCTTTCAACCGCTTAAAAGAAAAAACAAAAATATGCCTATCACAAAAGCAACAGCAAATGTCGTAGATTTTGCATCTCCCAGTTCTCAAATTATAGCAGTTCCGGGTGACGATCTTCTTGCAAAATACGCTCAAGCTATAACTCTAACTCCACAAGGGAATGCTCTTTCCGCAACAAATAGAGCAACATTGATTATCTATCCCGGCGTTTACACATTATCAGCTCAATGGAATGTAACCGCTGAATTTGTTGATATACTTGGTATCGGTGATCAATTACAAAATCCAGCCGTTCTTTATACTGGATTTAATGTAGATGTTAGCGCAAATAATGTAAGGATTACAGGAATTGGAACAACAACTAATTCTTTGCATATTAGTGGTTCATTGCCTTTAAATGTATTTGAAAACTGCAAAGCACGCAGAGGTTCTTTTGCTGGAGCCTTTGGCGGCCCAGCATCTGGAACATACGTTGGATGCTTGGTTACTGGCGGGGCCGCTAGCGGAGCGTTTGGTATCGGCAATGTTGCTGATGGAACATTTATTAACTGCAAAGCAACTACGTCCGCATTTGCTGGAGGAGACAACAATAACACATCGCAAGTTGCTTCTGGGGTATTTGATAATTGCGAATCACTAGGCGGGTTTGGGGCTTTTGGTGGGTTTACTGGGACAGCAAGGAATTGCAAGGGAGGTAGCAATTCTTTTGCTTCAAACCCAACAAGCTCTTCAACAATACTTTCTGGAACCTGTATAAATTGCGAAGGTGGGACTAGTTCATTCGGTAATGGTGGTTTGTATGGTCAACCAAGAATAAGCGGATCATTGTATTATTGCCGTATAACTCCCGGTGGTGGGGCATTTGCAACAGTTACTGGAACTGGAATTACAAGATTGTGTATTGATGGGAATAACACGGAAAATAACCAAGGATAATTATGAAAACTTTCTTCAAAACAAAAGAATCAAATTGGACTGAAATTACAGGAAATGATGTAACTCAAGAAGACATTAATACTGTTGAGCAAATACTATCTGAAAATATTCCATCTAATGCAGATTTAATCTCTGCAAACATTACAATTCCACAAGTGACTGGAATTATTAATTTTCGTGTTGATGGCGAGCATTTGCAGTCAAGATTTTAAAATCCTTGACTAAACAATAAACTATCGTTAACGATAAAACTATGAGTTGCGGAAATTCCAGAAGTTCAAAATGCAATCCATGCGGGCCGAGTGAGGCAGCGATGAATGCGATTGCAGAAAAAGCAGCATACTACGCAAGACTTGCCCAATATGCTTCAGATGGATTCAGCCAAGTTTATCTTGGGGCGAAAGATGTAGCACCTACCGCTGACAATAATGGAAATCCTTTAATCGTTGGTGCTTTGTATTACAACACAGTAGATGATCTTATCTACACATGGGATGGAGCAATCTGGTCTGCAATACTTGTTGGAACAAATACCAACCAAACAATAGCAGGAGTTAAAACATTTACCCAACCAATCGTTGGTAGCATTACAGGAAATGCTGGAACAGCAACAACGCTACAAACTGGAAGAACAATTGGAATATCTGGATCAGTTACCGGAACCGCAACATCATTTAATGGTAGTGCAAATATAATCATACCAACAACGATTACAACTGGTGCGACGATCACGTCTCCCAACCTTGCAGGAACAGCTACTGGAGCGTTGACATCTAAAGTTTTGCAGGGAATTACTGATGCGACTTCAGCAACCGCTGGATTTATTGGTGAAACATTTTCCGCATCAACAAGCGCAACAAGTATTGCAGACGATGACATTGAAACTGGAGCAACATTGAATTTGCCTGCTGGTGTATGGGAAGTATTTGGACAAGCAATATTTAATTTTTCAGGAGTTACTACAACTTCAGTTCAACCAATTGTTGCATCAATTAGCCCCAGCACGGGTGTGATTAACTATGGTAATTGCAATCAAGTTCTTATTCCTGTAATTTCTACAAGTTTATCGCTTTCTCCAACATACTCATTAGTTCCATCATTATACAGGGTTCAAAGCACGCTTAATTTTTCTGTATATATAACTGTTAAATCACCAACAAGGAATGCTGGAGCAATGACATTTGAAACTTCAATTACAGCAATAAGAGTAAGGTAAAAATATGAGTTACTGCACACCATGCCCACCATGCGACACGCAATTTCCATTGCTTTGTGAACCACTTGAGTTAACAACGCAAGCAAGCCGACTTGTTGTTGAAGATACCGCTGCTTGTCAGAAAACACTTCAAACCCCATCTTCCTCACAACAGGTTCTGAAATCAGTAGGTGGAAACTTGTCTTGGACAAGTGGAGGCAATAATTCTCTTCTCACTAAAGACAATAATGGATTTGTCGAGTTGCGTAATGGATCGCTATCGGAACCGATAACACTTCCAAGCATCGCACAACATACCGCAAGTTCAGTCCCATCTCAACTTGTCATGTTGTCTGATGGAACAGTAAAAGTTTGGGAGCCTTCACTCACAGCAGATAAGTATATCGCATACTGGGATGGAACTAACTGGGTAGCATCAACGCTCACAAACATTCTACCTTCTGGTAATGGTGTATTCTTCCGCGATACCGCTGGCGCATTGCAGGTAGCCACGGCAGGCGTATCTGGATCAACATTGCAGATGGTTGGGTCTAATATCCAGTTCGTTGCGGCTGGGCCAAACCAACTTCCGCAAGGATATATCTACGGACTCACAATATCCAACAACGCTGCATCTGGAAATGATACACTTGATGTAGCTGAAGGACGATGCAGAAATACAGCAAATACATCAGACTTGGTATTATCCGCAACAATGGTGAAAAACATCAACGCCAATTGGACTGCTGGAACAAATCAAGGTGGATTGGATGTTGGAACTAAAGCATCCGATTCAACTTACCATGTATTTGTAATAGGAAACGGAGTTGCATTCGATGTTATCTTTTCGTTGAATTCCGTTGTGCCAGCGGTTCCAGATACATCATATACTTCTTCTCGCAGGATTGGATCATTCACAACTGACTCAGTTGGAAACATCCGACTATTCAAACAGATTGGAGATAGATTCTTGTATTTCTCGGATATTACAGTAGTAAAACCAATTGCATCTCAAGGAGGTGTAGCTGTAGGTATTGGTGGATCAATTTTTATTCTTAACGGGATTCCATCTGATATTATCGTAAAGCCATTGTTTGTTGCATCAATTACGGCAGCAGTTCAGTGGGCGGTATTTGAAGTTGGGCAGGCATATCCATCTACTCAAATACCAGCAGTAAATAATACTGGCACAAACTATTTGAGGCAAGGAACCAGCACATCTGTTGTGATGAATACAATAGAACTTTATACAAATACATCAAGGCAGATTGGTGTAGATGTATCTGCTGCTGTAACATCTGGAGCTACTGGCTTATACATTGACGTGTATGGTTGGGTTGATGATCGCGGCAAAACATTCTAAAAATGCCATCCGAAGGATCAGTATTTGACGGATTCACAAGTATCATAGCGCAAGACGCAGATACTCATCCATCATATCTACCAGAGTCAGTAGTATCAGAGTCGGTAAATAGGACATTCCGAGGAGGGATTAACCGAACAAGGACAAGCATTCGGAATATCGTAATCAAAGCGGGAGATGGTCAACCATCAACTATCGTAAACGATATTCAGAATGGCAACTTCCAAGGGGCGTATCCATATCGCAGAACAAAATATGAATCTGCTGATGGAATACTATTGTCTGTATCTGGCGTGATCTACTTCTTAAAGATTACAAACAACTTTGCAACGGCATACAAGATCATTGACGGGAACGATCCCGGCATGATGCACACATGGTTTGTGCAAGCAGAAGATAGAGTTTATATCCAGAATGGATACCAGAATGCCATAGCATGGGATGGCGACCTTAATACTCCAGCATACAGGCTCAATCCATTTAAGCAGCAAATGCCGATTGGGACGATCATGGAGTATGCTTTCGGGCGAGTCTTTGTATCTGATAGGTTCAACCAAATCTACGCTTCGGATATTATCTACGGAAATGGATTTACCGATACCAAGAATACGGAGAACTTCACTGAGATAGGATACTGGGCAGAAGGCGGTGCATTCTCTACCCCTGCAATGATGGGGAATATCACAGGGATGAAAGTCATGCCACAGATTGGAACTAACCTTCGCGGTCAAGGTGAGCTTGTAATCCTAACTGGCAACGGAGCATTCTCAATGGATGTATCTATCCCAAGGTCAGAATGGAATACTTCAAACATCCAGCGCATCTCACTCCTTGGGCGCGGATGCACATCGCCATACCTTGGACTTGCTAACTCTGAACTTTGGTTTAGGTCACACGATGGTTGGGCGTTCTATTCTAATAGCCAATCTGAATTTGCAAGATACTTCTCGCTTCGTAAACTTTCGAGGGAAGTAAACAAGTGGGTCGAGAATGACACTCCTTGGCTGAAGCAATTCGCTTCTACGATGTTTTTTGATAACTACATCATCAGCACAGTTTCTCCACAGACCTACCGAGCAGAAGGTGTAGAAGGACTGAATAGGTATCATAGGGGCATGGTTGTTCTCGACCTCGACCAATCTTCTTCCCCGTCTCCAGATGCAGAACTTAAATTTCGTTGGAATGGTATCTGGACAGGCATCAGACCAACTCAACTTCTGACTGCATTGATCCAAGGTGAAAAGCGTGGATTCGGATTCTCGTTTGATAAAGACAATAAGAACCGACTTTACGAGTTCACTATAGCCCAAGGTGATGACTACGGCCCAAATGGAAGCAGGCAGATTGAATCCTTCTTCACAACTGGAAGGTATGACTTCAACCGAAGCGGGGCTACCAACAAGTTCCTCCGCAAAAAGATTACTGGTGGAGAAATGTGGATGAGTGAGATTAAGGGACAGGTAGAAAGTGATGTTGAGTTCCGCGCAGATAGTAATCCCTGTTGGTCAGAACTAAAAGTGCCTACGACATTTGGATGTGACCCATGCTCGCCAGTAGTAACTGAATGCTTCCCGCAACGAGGAGGTAATCGCTACAAACGCTACAAGTTTAACACACCAGACCCAAGTGAGTGCAATGACTTGGCAGGCATTCCATCGGTAGAGGGGAGCGAGTTTCAGATTAAAGTCAACCTAACTGGAGCGGCTACAGTTGACCGAGTGCGACTGATGGCAAACATCAAGAACAACGATGATTCTCCAGTTGGTGACTGCCCCGAAGAAAATCAAGAATGTGAACCATTTTTGTGTTGCCAAGAAAAATATTGGAATTACAATATTGTAAATTAAGTTATGGACAACGCCGATTCATCTCCAGCAATTACATTTCCAAATGTTCCAGATGATTTCTGTCCAACTGGTAACTGGCAAAATGTTTTTCAGCAATTCATTGATGAGGTTCTTTCCAATGGAACAATTCTTGTTCCGGGTTTAGGCGATGTAACTCCAGCAGAAATTGCTAACATCAATCAAGACATTCAGAATCTTCAAAATCAAGTTGATGCTCTTGATACGATCCAGATTCGCAGAGGAGTTCTTACTGCAATTGGATCGGGAGATTCTACAAAACCTATTACTTTTGATAATGATATGCCAGATAATGACTATACAGTATCATTGACTGCAATCTTACCATCTTCCCCAATAACAGCAGCGTCTCCAAATGTATTCCTTCTCAATGGAACAAAAGCAATAAATGGATTTACTGTAGCTATTGAAAACAACGGAACTTCCCCAGCAACAACCATAACAAGTATAGAGTGGCTTGCAATCTACTCTGCATAACAAAGAAAAAATAAAAATATGACACCACTAAAAGGAACCGATCCTAAACTCGTTAGCGGCGGCGCACCAACTCGCGGCATGATCCGTGAAGGTATGGGCAATATGCCTAACTTGGGCAAGAAGAAGCCAAGCATCTACACGACTGCTGGCACTCCAAAGCAAGGCTACCAGAAATAATTATCGGAAACGATAATCCCTATGGCTGATACCCTCGAAGAGATGGTAGAGCTTGTGAAGGGTTTCGTCGGAGACAGTGGCGTTTGCAATTATGAACGTGCTGTCAAAGCCGTAAACCAAGCAAGGCGACTACTTTGGAACAAAAGGGCGTGGACTTCGCAAGAAGAATACGTCCAGATTTGTTGCGTGAACGATTGCTTCACGCTTCCAGCCCGATATGAGCAAATCAAACTTGCTTGGATCGGTGATGAGTCTGCGAGCCTCGCTGACGAATGGTTCAATGCGACCAATGCTTTTGCTCTTCATGCGGATCACTCATGCCATAGAGGAATCGTAGAAGTAGGAGGACTCCATGTTCTCTTCAGAGATTATACCACGCATCCATACCAAATCGGGGTAATGGCCGAAGAGGTTGAAGACATCGGCGTAGAGTTGATGTTTGAAGCGCAAGACCAGTATGACACCTATCATAAAGTCAAGGTAACTATCGATACTCCTCCAACGCTGGCGAAGTCTGACCTTCTTGTGAAGGGGATTCGGTCAGTAACCAAACCAGTTACCAAAGGCAGGATTCGCGTGTATGCCTACGATACTGCATTGGAAGCAAAGACGCTGATAGCAATCTATCAACCCAACGATGCTCATCCAACTTTCCGTAGGTTCAAAGCACCGAAGACTTGCGAGTGTATCACGCTTTACGCATCGAAGAAATACTTTGATTTGACCGACCCGAAAGAGTTGGTTGAGTTCATCCCAGATGCAATGATCTATGCGGTTCTTGCATTGAACTCGCGTGAGAATCGCAAGGCACAAGAGTTCTTGCAAAATCTATCTCTTGCTGTTCAAGAGCAAGAGAAGGAGATGGAAGGCTTAGAAATCCCCACTTGCGCTCCATTGCGGGTAGCAAACTATAGTCGGGCAGACAACCTAATCGGTGCTGATATATTGTCACCAACACCCAACGATTACTTCATGTATCGATGAATTTAACAATTCCAGACAAGATTGAAGCAAAGAGCGTAATTGGATATGGTGATCCAAACTACGAGCTTAACTTGATGGACTTGGAGATTCTGAAACTACCTCCACGGGAATGTCCGCTGGTGCATAGGTTTACTCCGGGTATGTATATTCGGGAAATCTATATGCCGAAGGATACGATTCTGACAAGTTTACTCCATCTCACTACGCATCCATTCTTCGTGATGAAAGGTGATGTGACTGTCTGGTATCATGGTATCCCTGCCCACCGCTACAAAACGGGCTACAGTGGCATCACAGAAGCAGGAACGAGGCGTTTGCTGGCTACTCACAAAGACACAATCTGGACTACCTGCCATGTCACAGACTTAACTGATCCAGACGAAATTATTGACAGCATCACTTCAAGAGACTTTAATCCCCACATCGCCAAGGAAGACCCAAGGGTGCAGAAGTGGCGGCATAACCGAACCGACTTAATCAAATGAGATTTCTTCTACCAGACCCATTAGGCAACGATAAACATTCTCAGATGTTTCACTCCAGCGGATTCGCTATTGCTGCTGGTGTGGTTGCCGTAGGTGCAGCGGCAGGATCAGCGGCTATCTCAATGTCGGCAGCGGATAGGGCTAAGAGGGGGCAAGGCAAAGCAGCGGCAGCATATAAAAAAGGACAACGCGAAGTCCAAAAGAGAATCGATGAGGTTAAGGCTCCAGAGTATAACCTCGCATCCATGATCGGTGATGCTGGCAGAATTTCACAATATCAAAGAGGTGAATTGGAAAAGTTCCAGCCCGGAGCGGCGGCACTAAGAGCAAGGTCAGTTGGTCAAATCAACAAAGCAATGGATGTTACTGACCAATACTTGAGGGGAGAAATCCCACAAGATGTCAGAGAACAAACCATGCGAAACATCGCTGAGTTTGGTGGGGCAGGATTCAACCCAGCAACAGCAGGCCGAGCAGGGGGATTCCAAGCAGCACAAGCATTGGTTCCAAGACAATTTGGATTAACCTCCCTTGATATTCAAGGAACTGGGATGGCGGCAATCCCTGCAATCCAAGGCACAGCACAAAACTGGCAGCAGTTGGCGCGAGCATTTACAGCAGACCCATTGGATGTAGGTAGGGTTCAACTTGGATTCCAAACGGCAGCAGCAGAAGTTGGATTGCAGAAAGCAAGAATGACTGCTGGCGTTTACGAGAACATCTACGGAGCAAACAAAGAGAATATCGCAGCAAGTTACGCTGCACAGCAAGCAGTCGGCCAAGGTGTCTCTGACATTGGTAAGGCTACCTCTGGCGCGTTGATGGGCATGAGTAATATCAGTGCAGCACAACAAGGACTGAATCTTGGAGGTATGGGTGGAGGTATGGGTGGATTTGGAACAGGATTTGGATCACAACCAGTAACAATTCAATCTAAAGCTGATTACGCAAGCAGGGTATCAAATCCTAATTTACAATATTTAGGTGGGCAAGTAGATACAATGACAGATACTTATAAAGGCCCAAGGTTGCAATCGCAAATCTACGGGGGAGGAAGGTAAAATACTATGTCTATCGCAGAACTCATAATGACAGGAACCAACCGCGCATCGGAATCTACCGCATGGGTTGGAGAATCTTTGGCTAAACTTGGTCAGAATGTAGGTGCGGCATTGGCACAGAAAGAAGCGCAAAACCAAGCTCAAGCTGTGCTACCAGTATTGCAAGCCACATATAAAAGTGCGTTTGATAAAATCGGACAAGGAAATTTGAGTGAGGGGTATACTGATTTGATGAATGCTCAACTCCAATTTGGAGCATCGAGCAATCCATTTATCCAAAACATGAATCAGCAGATGACCGCCATGTCTAAACAATTTGCTGATGATTATCTACGGAAGAGTCAGATTGAAGCATATAATAACAGGTATTCTGGAGGAACAAGCGGCGGTGGGGGTGGTGGATTGCCAGCAGGGCCACAAGCATTTTTTGGCACAAATCCAGCCGATAATGAACCATTGCCAACGCGAGAAAATTACGTTGAAACAGTTGATGGAATGCCAGCAGATAATGCAATGCCCGCATTTACTGGTGGGTTTTCGGCTAGTCTTAATGAGCCTAATCAAAATCAAGAAATGCCTTGGTCTTATCAAATGCCCAATGCAGTTCAGCCAACTCCAGAAGTTTCAAAAGAATTTGATAAAAATCAACAAGAGTATTTAGGTGCATCTCCAGATAAACAAATAACATATCAGAATAATTTAAGCTCTACAAAAGCTCCGATTGGAACAAATGTTTCTCAATTTGATTTTTCAAATATTAAATCATTACGAAATGTAGTCGGCATCGCTGCTCCAGTGGAAAATATTGTTGAAGTTCCAGAATCACTTTCAGTAACAGAAAACAATAAGGGAACTTCATACGTTACTAAGTTCAATAAGAAGACCACCAATGATACTGTAATAGCTAAGTCGGGCGACTTAGTTCTTACTGATGTGCCAAAAGCATTGAGCAGAATATCAAGCAATAAAACCTTGTCAAAATTCTTTAAGGAAAATGAATTGGGCAATCTTGATATTGGAGAAAAATCTGAATTAGTAAAAAAACGCGGAAAAGAAACAGAGAGAGTAGAATCTTATTACATTGGAATTGATGGTAAAAAAGATTCATATATTACAATTTCCAAAGATGACTTTATTGCTGCATCTACAATTCAGAATCTTCCATCAAGTGCTAAAACATTAGATTCTACATTTATCATCACAGATAAACCACTTCCAAAAGAAGAACCCGCCGCAACAGAATCTGCAAAACAAAGTATGAGTGTGGCTGAACAAGTTCGTTCACAATATGGTAAAAAAGAAGAAACCACACCAGCGGCAGCAACACCAGCGGCACAAGAATTAACTCTTGAACAACAAGTGCAACAAGAATTGTCTGGCGCAAAAAAAACTGCAAGAACAGTAACTCCACAGCAAGCTAAGGCAGTTGAGCAATCAAGAATATCTTCACAAAAATCAAACCTTGAGTCTGAGAAAAGAAGACTTGAAAATCTAATTTATACAGTTCAAAGGGCTTCTGGTAAGAAGACATTAAAAGCTGGAATCACAAAAGAAACAGAAGCCAAGGTTAATGCAGAGCTTGATAAAATTAATAAACAACTTGCATCCCTGTAATCAACTTGATAAGTATTTCGCATGACTTTTTCATTTGATGAACTCAAATCTCTTAGGAAAGAGGGATTCACGGACGATCAAATTGCTTCTGTTTTATCGTCAAACGATAAAAGTATAGGAGATGTATTTAAAGAGGGCTATACATTAGATCAAATTACATCTGTGATTTCTGGTCAACCAATACCAGAACCAGAACCAATCGAAGAGCGAGGTATAGTCCGCGCTGCTGGTGATGTTGGTGTAGCTTTCCTCCAAGGTGGAGTAGGTGCATTCCGTTCTTTGACTGATATATTTGGCGCAGATAATCCAGCTTCAACTGCACTTCGCGGAGTGGAAGAAGATGTTGGCAATCTCCTTTCTGCTCAAGCAAAGGAAGACAAGAACGAAGTATCACGCATTCTTACAGAAGCCCAAGATAAAGGAATCTATGATCAACTTGTTGCAGGTGTAGAAGCATTTGCTACTGCACCAGTTCTAACAACAGCAGGCGCGGCGGGAAGTATTGCTGTGAACTTACTTGGTGGTATCACCGCTAATGCTGCATCATTAGGGATAAGGGGCGTTGCTTTGGGAGCTAAAGGCTTGATGGCTTCTCAAGCGGCAGTAGGTGCTGCTCAAGGTGCGGGAACTATCAAAGGTCAAATTTACGATGCAACTGAAAGCTACCTTTTAGAGCAAGGTATGTCTCCAGAGATTGCCAAGCAAGGGGCAAGTGAAGCGCAATCATACGGAGGTAAAAATTTAGATAGCATACTTCTTGGAACGGGACTTGGTGCTGCCAATGCATTGACTGGTGTAGAAAAGATTGCTGGCAATGTCATACTAAAACAGGGTGGTATCCCAACAAAATCAGCAGTAAGACGCTTTATTACTGGAACCGCTGGTGAAATGGCTCCAGAGGCAGTGCAAGCAGGACAAGCGGAAGCAGCACAAAACTTGGCACTGCAACGTGAAGGTGCTGATGTTCCAACTATGCGAGGCGTTGCATCTGCTGCTGCATTAGAGGGACTCGCTGGTGGTGCGCTTGGTGGCCCAACATCATTGTTCTTCAATAGACCAAGGGGGGAAACGCCACAGGTTGCTGAAGAAAGGGAAATAGATTCAACATCAGATCAAGTGGCAGACGAACTTGATAAGGAACCAACATCTCCAGCCACTGAAATGGCAATGAGGAGAATGCAGTCCCAAACTCAAATCGATAATCTTAAAACAGAAATCGAAGAGGACGAGCTTACTCTTCAGTCTATAGAGCAGACTTCACCAGATAGACAGAGGGCTGAGTTAGCACTGAGTGGCAAGAAAACTGCCTTGGCAAATTTAGTCTCAGAGTTCAATACAATTCCCAAAGAAGAATTATCGGAAACGATAATTAAGGAAGAGCAACCTGTCGCAGCACCTGCAACACCCACCGCTACCAAGGAATCAGCACTCGCAAAGATCGAAGAACTAAACAAGGAGTTCGATGCTTTGGATGAAAACGACCAAGTAGGCATAAATAGGGTGAACGAAGCTATCGCAGTTGAGCAGAACAAACTCGCTGAACTTACCGCTATTGAGCAGGGAGTAGAACCACAGGGAACAACTCCAACCCGTGAGATGGGACTTCCACCATCGGGTAGGAGATCAGAATTCGGAACCTTCTTTCCAGATCGACCAGTCCTTCAAGCATTCGTTAAGGCTACAGACAAAGTTCTCGGAGCTATACAGGCTACAGGGAAACGCGCCCAGAAGCTCAAGAATGCGATCAGAACGGGGATTGCTGCCAATGCAGGGTTCTTGGCCGGAACGAACACAGAGGTTATCTCAAGCGAAGAATACGCCAAGCTGACAGGTGGCAAGCAAGTAGCCGCCGATACAGGCACATACCGCGCAACATTCCTCAATGGTAAAAAGTATCTGGTAGTTCCAGATGTAAATGTGCTTCAGCAATTAGCAACTCAAGGTGAACAACGAGCAGCAAGCAGAGACGCTGCATTGGATCAAGAGTCACGAGCAGCAGCCAAGAAACTGGAAGAGGAGATGATCCACCTCTCCATGTTCCAAGGTATCCAAGACGAGTATAAGGCTCTCAAGAAACCTAAACTCACAGAGCAGGAATACATCGTAAAACGAATCTCTGACATAGCCCAAGAAGTAAAGCGCACCAATCCTAATGCTTTGCCGGGCGTTTCTGAAGTATACTTGAACGAGAAGAACAAGAACCTCGATGACCTTACCTTCTCTCAAGAGTTCATGCGAATGGTGATCCAGCGCGTAAGAACTGGGCAGATCACCGAAGACTTGAATGCTATCAGAGCAGCAGAGAAAGAAGCATTCTCTGACAAAGATAAGGGTCTTATCGCGGCATGGAAGAACTCCATCCTTAACGCACTCAAGTTCGCTCGTAACTCCATCGCCCGTTACCTTGGCAAAGGAACCTCGACCAAGGAAGTGAAGAAGATGGAAGATGCCATCAACAACATCCTTGATGAGTATGGTATCGTAAAGGGTGAGGCTAACTACGAGTTTAAGGATTACTCTGCTGCTCAACCTAAAGGTGGAGTGAAAGCAGAACCCACCGAAGTTACCCCAACTACTGAGGAATCCTTACCAGTTGAAGCAGTATCGGAAACGATAACTCCAGCAATCGAAGCGAAGGCTGGCGGCAGATCAATGTTAGCAGCATTAGCAATTGCCGGACTTCCAATATCAGCTCCAATACAGCAAAGTAATATCAAGGGATCAGAAAAATTAGAAAACATACAGGGATATGAAAAGTATAAAGTTGGAGGAAAGGAATACTATCGAATAGATACCTCCGTAAATCCAGAGTTAGAAAAAGCTACTACACTTGCGGCTGAAATCGGAGCTTCGTTATATACTAAACTTGATAATAGTCCACAGGCAAAAATATACAAAAGAGTAGTTCTTGAAAGAAATGGAACTACTATTACAGAAAAAGATTTTACTGCTGATGAACTCGCCCAACTCCAAGATGCTGTAGTCAGCGCATTAATGAATGGCCGCAATTATGTAACTTATAAAGATTTTGGCATGGAGGTAGGTGATGCCGTTGTTACTAATAATCCTTGGATGGAAATAATAGGAAGAGCCAAAATAGTTAAGGATAAATCTAATAACATATTTGTAAAAGACACTTACGATTTTAATCTAAGTCAAAAAGATGCATTCATATCACCAACTTCAGTAATTGCAGAATCAGTAAGTAATCCAAGAGTTGCTGCAATATGGCTTGCTGCGCGAGTAGTCCCGCAAACGACTGAGGGTAAAACTGGAGTTCCTGTAAAAATAAAAATTTCTGGTCTGAAAGAACGAATGACAGAATCTTATTTTGAAAAGGCAGCTAATATTACACCTATCGAAGCGAAGGCAGGCGTAACTCCAGAAGGTGAACCAATGTCCAAGAGAGGGCAGAGCGTCATGCAGAAGATCACAACAAGAATGATCTCTGACTTGGAAGCTCAAGCAGAAATGCTTCGGCCAAAAGATAACAAGGCATACACCGAGTATCAGTCCCGCGCTGCACAGAAAGATAAGAAGTGGAATAAGGCATTACTTTCTCCGTTCTCAATCGCCGCGAATCTATTCACATCGAACTCATTCACGGCAGCAAACAATGCCTTGGATAAGATTTTCAGAAACAATCCAGACGCTGACTTCTTTAGTGTTGCTCAGAACTTAGCAGGAATGGATGAGGCTACCGCACAGAGAGCATATAACATTTCTCCATACGAAAGATTGGTATTGATGGAGATGATGTATGAACTCTCTTCTGTTTACAGAAAAGAAGTGATGGACTCCAACATGAAGGCGACTGCCCGTGAATCTTTTGCTTTGGAATCCATAAATGTAGAGGCGGGATTGGCTCGTAACATTGCTCTTACTTTGCGTGAGAGTGGAAGAATGGTTCAAGCCGCCGCTGCCCTTCGCAAACTTGTCGGCGCAGGCATGGCTATCGATACCTACAAGAAGAACATCATTGCTTCGATGGGTAATCTGTCAGCAGTTACAAGATCATCATTCAATGAAGTAGCTAATGCCGTCCGAGGTGATCGGCGCAAGTCGATGGATAAGGTTTTCAATACTAAAGAAGTATTTAGAAAAGCAGCATCCTTGATCAAGATGGCGCAGAGGAATCCAGAGAAGGTTCGTCAATCAATCCGCGCAGAGGTTTCTAAAAAGCAAACCGACTCAACCCGCCAGATTCTATTAGACTTTGCGGCGGGACTCTTCGATACCAAAGAAGACAAGTATGCCAACATGGTAGTAGACCAAACTGTTCAGAACATTCTCTCGATTGGAATGAACAAGAAGGAATTCTCCATCGATAATGTAACCAAGTTCATGTATCAGTCCTTCGCCGCTGCCGCAAAGCAGATGGGCATCCAACAAGCTGGGATTGAAAAGCAGAAGGCAGGCAAGCGCAGTGGCAAATACTTGGAGATGGTGAAGGCAGTTATCGGAAACGATAATGCTTACAAGTCCTTCTTGAACGATTTGGCAAACCGGATGGCAGAGAAGTATCAGAGCAGAGATGCATTCAACGCCGACTTCGCGGAACTCTTCAAGGCACTCCGATCAAACGAATGGGCAGACAAGTTAAGGACGCAGGCAATCAAAGACTCAGCAGACTTCTTGAACTACAAGTTCAATGATCTATTCACCTACCTTGGATCGAAGAGAGATGTAACACAAGAAGCAGTCAAGCAACACATCCGCACAGAGCTTCAAGGAACTGGCGCATCGAATGAACTGATCGAGAAGTTCATCCAAGACACAGACAAGTATCTGAACGATGAAACGAGCAGAATTCTGCAAGATAAACTTGGATTCCGAATCGATGAGAAGACTGGCAAGGTAATGCCAAAGCCTCTCATGTCGGCTAAGATTCAAGAGGAGGCTGAAGCTCAGTTCAAAGCAATCAAGAACCTCAAAGACATCTCAAAGTTATCGACGAGCGATGAGGGTAACTTCAAACAAAACTTGATCAGCAGGATCATCACTGAGGTTGGAATGGATGAGCAAAATGCTACTGAGTTGGCTACCTTAATCTCCGCTCAAATGGAGAAGGCAATGCTGGCGCAGAGGAGCGAGAATGTAGACAAGGCTATCAAGAAAGCTCAAGAGATATTATTAAACAATAAAGTTAAATCAACCGCCAATCAACGCACTATCCTCCAAAAACTAATTGAGATGGCAAACATGGGCGTATTGGATTCAGAGATGGTCTACGAAGCATTCAGACAAACCCATGACTTCCCTAAAGGTTTCATGCCATACGATGCTGAGTTTGCAAATACCATCCGCGAGTGGGGTGATAGGATTTCCAAACTTCCAGCAGGAGTGATCCGTAGCATCGAAGAGGATAAGATGGGTCGAGCGTTGTTAGGTCGGTCTAAGTTCACTACTGGCGATGTTCTCTCAAGCTATTGGTATTTTGCACTGATCTCACAGGCATCAACTTCTGTGATTAACGCTTTATCTGGTTCAAGTAACTTGATTGCCAACGTAGCTACATGGTCATTATACAATCCTAAATCATTCTTCCCAATGATGAAGGCGATGTATTCTGCTATTTCTGGGAAGCAGTCAGCGGCAGTCAATTCATTCCTGTATGTCATGCGTAACGGATTAAACCCATCTGGTATGCAGGATGAGAAGAGGGCTAAGTATCCTAAGACGAATGTGCTTGAGGGTGCTACCCCAGAGAACACTCCCAAGATTGTTTATTACCTTACCAACTTCGGTGACGGGAAGATTAACTTCCTCCCCGATTGGATGAACACAGCATTGAAGAATGTTAACCCAAGGCAGTTGATGCGACTGATGAGGGCAACTGATATGTTCTTAAGGGAAGTTGCATACGAAGCGAAAGCAGCACAACTTGGTGCAGCGGATTTTACAAGGGAAGGGTTTGACATGGCAAAGCGTCAAGCTGAGTTGGAGTTGGCATCATCGCAGGCTACTGGCAAACAGAAGGAGCAGGAGGTCATAATCCGCGCAAATGAAATCTATCGTGAGCAGAGATTGAAGGATGAGGAGAGACGAGCTATTGCGGAGCAGGCATCACTCGAAACTGCATTCAACCAAGACCCGCAAGGCTTATTCGGCATGATGGCAAACTTTGTTAATGCACTTCTTGCCAAGTATCCAGCCACCAAATTCGTAATCCCATTCACAAATGTTGTGGCTAACGTAACGAATGAGTTCCTTAACTACACATTCCCAGTTGCAATGTGGCGCGTGTATCAATCCAAAAAGAATGGATTGAAAGATCCGTTTACCCAAGGTCGAGCAGATAAAGAACATGAGATAGCAATTAAGGGCGTGATTGGTTTTGCTGCTTTGGTTGTTCCTTTCATTATCCAAGCACTCACAAGTGGAGATGAAGAGGATCAAGAGAAGCGTCCATATGTTCAGTTCTATGCTGAAGGGCCAAAAGACCCGCGACAAAAGAAAATCTGGCAGCAACGGGGAGGTCAGAAGTATTCAGTAAGAGTTGGTGATACATACTACTCATACCTATACACTCCACTTGTTATACCATTGGCTATGTCTGCGATGTTGCAGGAAGAAGTGAAGTCAATGAAGAAGAAGGGCGAAAAACTTCAAGCCGAAGACATGGGGAAACTTGCAGCAAGCGTTCTGACTGCACCATTCTCTGTTGGATTCGTTGCTGTCCTCAACCAATCATTCCTTACTGGTCTTGCTGACTTGCTGGAGTTCAAGGAATCTCAAGACCCAGTTCAAAAAGGAACGCAATTTGTAGGAGGAATCATATCCCGTATGTTGGTTCCGGGTGCATTCCGCGACATCAACAAACTCTACACAGAAGACAAAGCAGTGGGTGGAGATTACCTTTCAAACTTCTTCAAGGATATGCCCGGATCAGTGAACTTCTTGAACAAGGATGTGAACTACTTTGGTGATGATGCCAAGTTCCCATCTGCTGTGCAAGAGTCTGGATTCGGAAGACGCTTGGCAAGTGTTGTTGGCCGTATCGTTTCTACTGAGCAACCAGACCCAGCATGGGATGTTTTGTATAGAAACAACCTTACACCTCCAGCTTGGGATTCAAGCCTGTCATGGGATAATGGGAAGAAGATGACCAAGGAGCAGGAGTTGCAGTTTATCAGAGAGGCTGGGCCAATGATGCGTGATGCTATCATTGACATACAAAGTGATCTTGATGAGCTACCACTTGATGAAGCTCAAGACCTACTCAGCACAGAGATTCGTATCATCCGTAGAGAGGTGAAGGAAGACCTGCAAGATAGGTTGGAAATCCCTCTTGACATTGAGTGAGGCTGATGTAGTCTGAGTCCGCAGCATTTCGGGATGTTGTATACGTGTTATTCATTAGGTTGACGCACCTCGGAGAAATCTGGGGTGCGTTTTCTTTTATCGTTTCCGATAAAAATATTTTTAGAAATATTATAAAAATCTATTGACGATTATCGGAGGATTGGTAGTATCTACATTGTTGGACGGCACAACCCCCGTCCACATAAAACTAATGAAAGATACACCAACAGTAAAAAAAGAAACGACAGAAAAACCAGTAGTGCAGAACACAGAACTCCAGCGTGAAATCTATCTCCGCTTGGTTTCATCGGCAGCAGCAGACGGACGATTCCTCTTGGGTAATCTTCCCAATGCACAAGCAGTAGTCAAGCAAGGCGACCACCTCAAGGGTGTAGCTGAAATCCTTGCCAAGTGCTACGAGCAATGACAATCACGAATAACTTCGGGCTTCCTGCCCCAATGTATCGGGCGTTAGCTCACGATGGTTACACGCCCGGAACGAAGAAGGCTGACATCTCCGTGACCAGCTTGATCGGGCCACCGAAGATCAACCAACTTAAGAAACGCTATTCTGAGCAGATCACAGAAGACGCATCCGATAGGGTGTGGGCATTGCTTGGTCAGTCAGTGCATAAAGTTCTTGAGTTGGCAGGAGGAGAGGACGAGATGACTGAGAAGCGTCTATACAAAGAGATCAATGGCTGGACGCTGACTGGTCAGACTGACCTTTACGAGACTGGTAACAAAGTAATCTCTGACTTCAAGGTAACATCGGTATTCTCCTTTCTTCTCGGCGGCAAGTCTGAGTGGGAAGCGCAGATCAACCTCAACGCCATGCTCTGGAGAGAGTATGGATACGAAGTCAAGAAAGGTCAGATCGTCGCCATCCTTCGGGACTGGCAGTCGAGCAAGGCTGAGTTTGACAAAGAGTATCCCCAGTGTGCAGTCCACATTGTAGACATACCTCTTTGGGATAACGAAGAGTGCATAGCCTACGCAGCGGAGCGAATCAAACTTCACCAAGCGGCGGCAGCAATGCCAGACGATACCATCCCTGCCTGTGATCCAAAGGAACGCTGGGCTAAGTCAGATACCTTTGCCATCAAGAAAGATGGCAATAAACGAGCAGCTAAAGTGTGCGATACATTGGAGGAAGCGCAACAACTCCTTCCTACCTATGGCGCGAAACACTCAATCGAAAAACGAAGCGGAGGGGATATGCGTTGCGAGCGTTACTGCTCAGTAGCACCCTTCTGCCACTACTACAAAACAACCTATACAAATGAATAGCAAGCTACTACCACCTATCGAAAGGCTGGCGATGTTGCCAGAAGAGAATAGGCAAGAAGCATTAGACTGGATGGCAAGTCAACCTCCAGCAATCATAGATGAAACTGTTGATCCAATGATGCGTTGGGAAGTCCGTATTTCTCTTAGCGGAGTATTTGACTTCAACTACATCTACGATAGAGCAACCAAGGAAAAGAAATTATTAAAATCAAACGAAGACAACTGGTAAATAAATTATGAGTAACCAATTAGACGGCATTGAGCCAAACGACATCATCAAGAAAGTAACAGGGAAGATCACCAAACTATACAAAGCAAGAAATGTAAATACAAAGTATGGCGAAAAGAACTTCCAAGATGGAGAAATTGAAATCGACGGAAACGCTTACAAAATAACTTTTTGTAATAATAAACAAAAAGATTCAGTAAAAAATAGAACTGTAACTTTGTCTTCAACTCGCGGTAAACAAGGGTTGAATGGAGTTACATTTGCAGAAGAAAAATACGAGAACAAAGAAGGTAAGCAGGTTTGCAATCAAGTCATCAAGGTTTCAGCTTCAGCAAAAGTGGAATACGATGGAGTAAGTGAAGAGCCTGCCCGTGTTGCATCAACACCCAAGGTTATCGTAACCGATAATCCAGAGCAGGCACTCGATGAGATTGTGGAGCTTCACCAGTATATTGATAGCCTCGTCCGCATGGCATACCTTGGCAAGATTACAGACGAAGAAACCCTTCGCTCGTATGTCTCGTCGGTATTCATCGAAGCTAACCGCAAAGGTATCCACTACTCATCGAAGGTAGAAGCACCTAAGAAGGAAGAACCGAAAGCAGAGGAATTCGATCCAAAAGATTGGGCATCTGCTATCGTTCCAAGTGGTTCACACAAGGGCGAGAAACTTGCCGAGATTGGCAAGAAAGACCTCACTAAACTCTATCAATTCTACTTGGAGAAAGGGTTCACAACTCCCTTCTCTAAGTGTGTAGAGCAAGCCGCAATAGACTTCAACCTCGATGCTCCTGTTGAAGAGGACGCAGACGAGATTCCATATTGATTCTGTTCTCCCCAGAACACCTAACCTAAACACAAATACAACATGAAAAAGAAAGAATTAGAATTGTTCAGCCCAACTCAAGAGGGAGTTATTGTCCCTCTGTCAACCTACCTCCGTCACATGGGGGAGTTTGTTAAAACCGAATGGCCGGGGATCAACATCACCGAAGCTCACATCAAGAAGGCATGGAGCAAACTCCAGAAGAACGAATACCTTGGCGACGATGCGCCAGATGAAATGCTGGAGATGTATGAGAAGATGTCCGCTGACTTGGACATGGCTGAGGAAATGGAAAAGGAACGCGCCGCAACGTGGGATCGGATGGTCGGGCTAATTGATGTTGAAGTAACCGAGGATGAACCCAAGAACGAATCCCTCGCCCTTGTGGAGAGTGTAAAGGATGGTTTGGAATTGTCCTCATTCACTCAGAAGTTCGACATTGGATCGGGAATGACGCAGTGCGTTCCTAAAGGTAAGGTAGAGATGAAAGACTGGGTGGCGGCATTTGCATTCGGTCTGACTCTGGAGTCTGGCGCACAATGGATCATTGGTGATTCGGTGGTAGCCTTGGAGAATGCGGGGCATGAGGATGTAGTCAACCAACTCTGCTCCAACTTCAAGAAGAGCTATCCAACTGTCTCTGGTTACGCCCGTGCTTGCCGTGCCTTCCCTGCTGATAAACGCGATGCTACGCTTCCGTTCACTGTTTACAGGGAAATCGGCAACGCTAACTTCGGTGAAGACTCCGCTAAGAAACAAAGTGAGCTTCTGGAAGCAGCGAAGACAGAGAAGCTATCCTCGACTGAGGTTCGCAACCGAGTGCGGCATGAGCAGGGTAAAGAAGTAGATAAACCATCCGGTCATCGCTTCCTTCTCCTCAATATCGGCAACTTCTCCAACTCAGAAGTCCTCCGCTCAATGCCCGAAGAAGTGCAAGAACACCAACTCTTGATCGACCTTGGCGACAAGTCATGGTTTGATCCAGCGGAAGGTGAATGGCTAAAATTCTTGAAGGAATAATGAAAGAGCTTGCTGTATCAGAAAACATAACGATCCAAGCTGTTCTGCAATTTGAAATCAAGAAACGCTGGGAAGAAAGAACAGATTCATATTGGAAGAGAACAATCAAATCATATGTGAAAGCATTAAGAGCATTTAGAAACAACCACATTTACCTAAAAGAAAAATGAAAAAAGATTACGAAGATGATCCAGAAGCCTATTGGCAGGATAAAGCAGACCGGAAAGAACAAGACGGCAAAGAGAAACTAACCCGTTGGGAAAAAGAAAACCCAGAGTGGCCCTACGGATTCAAACCAAAAGATTGTTAATGATAGACCAAGACATCAATGAGAAAATTGCCTTCGCGCAAAATATCTGCTTCAATGGTTATTACAAAACGCCAAGCGGGTTTGTAGTAGGTTGTCCAGATTATGTGGAAGATTTGAATGCTGTCCATATAGCAGAGGAAAATCTACTAACCGATCCATATGTGCGAAGAAAATACTATGAGACGTTGGATAAGATGACTGGCGACCAATGGAATACAATTGTAGCATCTGCTCGCGCAAGATCAGTTGCACTCTTGAAAACACTCGGAAAATGGCAAGAACAATGATTCAAAAAATCTTAGTGAAGCTATGCGTGTTCTCATCTAAACAACTCATAGGCATTGCTAACAAAGCATTGAATGATAGGCAGGAAATCTTAGAGAGATCAGAGAAAGAAAAAGCGAGACTCCAAACTATCAACTCACGCTTGCTGGTAAGGCTGGCTATGACAGAGAGAGCGCGAAACGAAGCTGAAGCAGAAGTGCAAAGGCTAACCAACTTAGAAATAGCAAGACAACAAAACAAATAATTTATGTCAGAACCAACACAACAAAACGAAACCTCGAAAGCGGTGATGGAAGCATTTACTTTCATCAAGTCCGGCGACGAGACACTAAACGAACGAGTCCACGCAATGGCAAGCCTGTTGCATACAGCAGCAATGATGGTAGTCCGATCCGAATCCCGTAAAGGTGAAGGGTTTGAAGCTATCCGCTATTTGGAAACGGCATTCCTTTACTACAAAGAAAGCCAATTCCGCAAGCGATTCGATACTGAAGAGGAGAAAGAAGAGCCTTCTCGGATTATCAGCTAAAGTATCGTAACCGATAAAAACAAAAAAGCCCACCTTGGATTTCTCCTCGGTGGGCTTCTTGCTTTTTAGGCAGTCACTTCTTTCGGTGCTACTGATATCGTTCCATCTACCTCACCATCCATGAGGGTATCCATGCGCTTGAGTTTAGCGTCAAGCGAACTGCATACTGACTCTTCGATGTCTACACCAGCGGCGTAGATGAGATACTGAATCGACTTGGACTTACCACCAGCGCGATGGACTCGACCAAGAACCTGCTTGAGATCAAAGACCGAGTAGGTTGGCATGATGAGAGCAACACGGGAGTATTTGCCGTTGAGATCGTGAAGGTTCAGACCCTCTCGACAGGCTTGGATAATGCCGATTATAACTCTCGACTTGTCATTCTGGAATGAGTCGATGTTGCCTCTTCGGACAATATCACTCTGACCTCCGCGAATGGAGCAGGTAGTCTTGAGTTCTTCTTCCATAAACTTGAGAGTCTCGGTGAAGTTGACCGCAATGAAGACACTATTACCTTCTTCGATCAAATCCTTTACCATTGCACAGACTGCTGGTGCTTTGAAGAGTTCGATCTTCTGACGGGCACGGGTCATCTCAGCGAGGACTGCACCCATCGAGGATGCGACATTCTCCTGCATTTTGATCTGCTCTACCCTCATAAGAAGGTCATCGTATTCTTTGGCAATTTCACGGGCAGTATCCATGTCAAATGCTCTGGCTTGGATGAGTGTCTCTGGGAAGGCACTGCCAACATCAGATGGTTTGAGTCGATTACCTCGATCTGGAAAGATACGGCCATGAAGGTTCTTGAGAACTTTATTGTTACCCTTGAACTGCATACCGAACTGAGTGTTGTAGCATCCGTTGGCGTTGAGGAATCGGAAGAAGTCCCTACCACCTTGATGAAGACCAAGGAACTGCCCGATTGCCCACATCTTTGTAGGATCATCAGCTATCGTAGCCGATAATGCTATGGTGGGGATGTTCTGGACTACAGCATCGCGGAGCAGGAAGGCATTCTGTGTGTTACCTTGAGCCTTGGCGCGGTGAACCTCATCGAAGATAAGATCGGTATCTGACGGCAGCATGAATTGGAATTCCTTCTTCTTATCATCTGTCCACCTACCAATCTTACTCTTGCCGGTCTTGACCCACTCCCACCCACAGACCTCGTAGGTTTCAACGCCAAGGTATTTGGCAAGCCTATGCCAGTCGGTGGTGATGGGTTTAGGGCAGATCACAGCAACGCGCCTGCCACGCTCACGGGCCACAGCAAGGGCGATAGCAGTCTTACCCATGCCAGTGCCATGCCCAAGCAATGCACGATTGTATTTAGACATGGAACGAAGTGCCAACTGAACTGAAGTAAGTTGATACTCAAATAACTTTTCGGGATACAAGAGTGGAGGAAGGTCATACTTAACCTCCGGTTCTACCTTCTCTGGTGAGGAGGAAGGGATTGTCGGAAACGATAAATCGGCGCGTGACCACCAAGCAATCTCCCATTCATCTCTGAACTTGGAAAGCTGAAGACCTAAGTCTCCCATAGCTTGTTTGTAGTCATCTTTATCTTCTCGGTATAAAGCCCAGAACTCCGAGGTGACGCTCGCCTTCCGAAGAAGACGAGGGCCACGCTTGGTGGAAGTGGACATAGGTTGAGAGAACTCAAGAGTATCGAGTAATGCTTTTAGGTTCATTATGCTTTTTATTCTACTTTTCCAATAGCCTTTAGTGCATGAGCGAGAATATCTGCCCGTGTATCATTTGGACTAACTACCATCGCGGCGATGTCCTGCAATGCAGTCAATAGTAGTTTCTCACGGGCAGTCATGCCGCGCTTGCGTGTATGTTTTTTCCAGTTGGTATTCATTTTGATTTTTTAGTAGGTTGAGGTTTTGGATAGACCGAAGAACGAAACTTCGGCACATTGTTATCGCAGTGGCGAATGATGCGGATGTATGCCTCCGGTGGAAGGCAGGTTGGTTGGTTTTTCTCTGTTGCACTCATTGGTTATATTTGTTGCTGATGTGTTGGATGAGTTGATCAAGCACAGACTGCTTGTTACCTTTGAATCCAAAGTCTTTCTTAACTTTAGCATAGACTGATCCTTTGCTGTGCTTCATGCCAGCGACTTCTAACTTGAGTGCTGACTTTAGTCGAAGAAGAGCATAAAGCTCAAACTCTTGTGGTTCGATTATAGTATACATAGGTTTCTGTTTGTATAGGTTATGTGTTCTCATTGGGTTTTTCCAGTAGCACCATGCTACCAGACTGCTCCCCACTATCGTGAACGATAATGAGGAGAGTGTCTGGTTACTTCCAAATCGGGCCGAGGGACTCCAAGTATCTATACATTGGAGTGAACATAGGGATAAGACGCGACTGACCATCGCGGCGAATCCACTCGCACCCATGCATTTTACCATTGCTCCAATACCAAGCGGAACATCTACCAGTAAAATTGGGAGATGTGATCTTGTGAAGAGCAAAGCCTTGCTTGCCTTCGTTGAATAATACTTTTTGTATGTTCATGGGCAGGCGTGGTTGTAGCAATCTTCTGGTGAGTTGAATGGGCCTTGAGACATAGCCATGTCATCATAGTAATACCAACCCGGATGTTCGATGCCTGTCACTTGGAAAGGATCAACATTCTTGATGGCATCTTTGATGTTGTCGATGAACTCTTGAGCTTCTGGGAGCCAGCAATTATCATCATACTCAATCCAATTACCATCGCGGATCATGTGATCTTGATAGTTATTAACCTCCTCGCGGAAGGCAGTATAGTCATATTCTTTGAGGACATCGCCAGCTGACATATGAGTGAATGGGCCGCCTACCTTGTAGAAGTCATATCTTTCATTGAGCATCTCGATAGTAGCTTCTTCGACATCTATGTATTCATGTTCATCATAGACTCTTTCTTCTAAGTATTGTTCTCTTGTCATGTTATTGTATTTGGTTATTGTTTCGTGTTTTTCTACTTACACCATGTAAGCAGACTGCTGGCATTATCGTTTCCGATAACACCAGAGTGTCTGACTACGCCCAATACTTGCCGTCACATACGCGAATGACTTGTTTGTCTTTCTTTGTTATGATGGTGACAGGTTGTTTCTTGGGAGTGGTGGCGCGGACAACGCCGATTTGTTTGATGGGGATAGCATCGAATAGCTTTCGAGCCTTTACCTTAGTTATTTCGAGCATAGGATGAGAGTAGCTACTACTACTTGGAAGAGCATGATGAGTATGAGAAGGTTTCTTACACTCATGCTAAAGCCTCCACAGCTTTACGCACTTGGTATCCATGAGGATTGATCCAGACAGATGGGAGAGATGAGCGGCGATAGTTGCCGTCACACAATCCACACTCTGAACAAGACAATCCCTTGGCATCTGCGAGACATTCGATATCGTTAACGATAGGCTCGTTACTGACAGTGAATGTCCGAAGACCAAGGTTCTTAGCATACTCCACATTGCTGGAATTGGTAGATGCCATGAAGTATCTACCATATGATTTTGCAAGTGGCGCAGGCATAGAATGCCAATCATGGAAGTATCCTGTAATCCGCTTGGCGAGCTTGGCAATGTCATATACCATTTCCAAAGGAATGTGGGATGGATTACCATATGCGCCAAAGCGGACATAGGGGACAGAGAAGAAGTCATACCACTCGCGTGTCCCCATCTGAAGGTATTCATAGGAGCCGCGCTGATATGCTCGCCAGATAGCACCGAGAGGATTGTCAGAGACATAACAACCTTGCTTGGAAGCAAACTCGCATCCATTGCATTGGTTGTCTGCATCTGGGCCTTTCCTAGATTCGGTAGGATGCATACGAGCATCCATAATCCATATCTGGACAGACTTGCCTGTCTTTCTGTTGCTACTATTCCTTGTGGCGATTACCACAATATCGTTGGTTTCATGTATAATATACATTTGGTTTCGTGTTTTCCGACATGGTTGTATGTCAGACTGCCGCTCCCCGTTATCGTAAACGAGAAGCGGAGTGTCTAACTGCAAGCGTAAAAAGGGTGATATTCGCTTGCGATTGGGCGAGTCTTTAGGAAAGACGCTTTGAGTTTGCGTAAAACTCGCATTGCTTTTTCTTCCTTTTCTGGAGTATATTCCCAAATCTTTGATCGAATTCGACGGAGTTGTTTTTCGTAGTTCATAATTCTTTATTTGTTTCGTGTTTTCGCTGATTGGTTGTAATCAGCCTGCTGCCCTAATATCGTAAACGATACCAGAGCAGAGTGGCTAACTACGCAGGTAGCGCAGGGCGTCGATGTAGGAACGAACCCGCTTTCTGAAGTAAGGTAGATGGCGCAACCGCCAGCATTCCTTGATGGATTTTAAGGTAGCAACATGGAGTGTTACCTTGATGTCGTATGGAATAGTCATTCGATGATAAGAAGCCCCATTGTTAAGAGTTCCTCCATGCCATACACCTTGCGTTCACCGCAGCACTCACAAAGATACTTGCGAGCGTCTGGCTCAACACCATCTACTTCCTCACCGCAGGTTAAGCACCATCCGGGAGAGTCCATGCCGAACATGATTTGCTCCATCTCTTCGGTGGAAACGACAGGAACGATATACTCGTTACCTTTATCGGATACGATAGTCTTCGTAGTCATTAGAAGCCCTCCGGTTTGAATCCTTCCTCACCGCGAAGAAAGCCCTTGGAGAACGCTGTAATGCAAGCGTCAAGGACAGCGGCGGGAACATGACCATAGGTCATAACATGGGAACCATTGTGCATAACGGAATAGCCCTTGCCATTTCCAGATGCTTGGCATGAGAGTTCAAAATGAACTCCAGTGACATTAAACAGGTAATCCAACCTGTCGCGTAATAATTTTCGTGTTATCATTTGTTTCGTGTGTTGTGACTCTGCGTTTGCGTTATGCTTTACGGGATTGTCACCGCTTTGAATTATCGGATACGATAACCAAATCCGCATTAACCTCGCCGTCCATAACAGACGACAAGGCCACGAAAAACCGAAACTGAAAACCTGAAATTGAAATGATCGATTGTCGTGGGAAAACTACTCTTCCCCGACTTTCAATAGTCTACCACAAGTCACCCCTTTTGTCAATAGTTTGATGTAATTATTTTACATTTAGTCAAAATATTTTTATTGAATTATCGTGTCAGATAAAATACATTCCCGCCATGAAAGCAAAGAAGCAAGTCGATGCGCGGAAGAAGTGGGACATGGATAAAGTGCGAGCGTTATACATCCAAGGGATAGAGATCGCCGACATCGTAAAGATGCCAGAATTCAATGGACTCTCACGCTTCTATGTGAAGAATGTAATGATCAAGGGCAAGTGGTCACAGCAAAGACAGCTCATCCGAACGCAATCTACTGGATTGATAGAGAAGACGATAGTAGATGCAATGAAGGATCAAACGGAGGATCACCTGCGTTTTATGCTGAAACAGATCAGCGAGGAAAGAGCCGAGATAGTTGCCAGAAAAAAGATGGGCAACATAAAAGACCAGCGGGAACGCTTGGAAGTGTTATCAGAATTAGATAAAACCGCGAGAAGGACGCTTGGCTTGGATGAACAAAACATTGCAGATAAACGAGCAATGAGCGTGAACGCAATGATCAGCCTCCATATCAGACCACCAAGCAAAGCGGAAGAGGTGGAAGTAATATCCGGGCAATATGTGGAAGGGGAAAGGGGGGAACAGAACGAGGTGGAAGAGGCTATCGTTTACGATAACGAAGGGGAAGTGGAAGAAGGGGAAGAGCAAGTAGTCTGAGCCTATCAAATCGCAGATTATTTTTGGGCACAAAAAAGGGTGACACCCGAAGATGTCACCCGATTTTTTATAGTAGTCTAAAGACTACGAAGGCGGCCATGACGGCCAATAGTAGAACCTTTAGTAGAACCTTTTCTTGTATACTCATGTTACTTTTTAGCTTTGAGGGTCTGAACGGCGGCAGCTGCGTCGGCATGCATAAGAAGGTATCCGCCTAAGTTGAGCTTGGCAATCACTTGCCTTGCAATCTTCAAACGAGCCTCACCCTCTGCAATCTTCGAATATTTATCGGTATACGATAAAAGCAGAGTCTCGAGCTTGTCGGCTTCATCCGCGAAGTTTACTGCTTTCGGTTCACTGGTTTCTTCCTGCTTTGCTGGTTTTTCTTTTGGCTGGATTGACTCTTTCACCGCACGAGGGGATTTCCCCTCATTAAGTAATGCGACTGCTTGCTGACTGGTTTCCTCGCCCTTTAATAGCTTGGAAACCTCGCGCAGCGCATAGAGGTCTTTTACCTTGTCAATCGAAAGGCCTTTATCCTCAAATGAGGGGAGAGCTTTTGAGATACTGATAAGGTTTGGAATAGTAGAACCACTCCAGCGCAATTTGAGCTGATCAGCGTATGCCTTGCTTTGCTCCTCTGGTTTGTTTTTAAACACCCATGCGGAGAATAGGATTGCGTCTCTGATAGCAGATTGACCAGCGTCAAGTTTGGTGACAACATAACCGACCGCGTCATCTACTGATATGTCCGCTGCTTTGCTGCTTTCCAAATATCCAAGAGAGTTTCTTTTAAACATTTGATCGATTGCGATTGGCTCGCGCACTACGCTAAGGTTTACTGCTTTCGCTTTGTCGAGTTTCGCGTGAATATCTGCTTTGACTGCTTTTGTATTTGTAGCTGTTTTCATGATTTTAACTTTCGGTTTACCCACAGGCCATACGCATCAATTCAAATGTGAATCGATCATGATCATTTCATGCCTTAATGGACAGATTGCCTGCAGATTGCCGAAAGCTAAAAAGTAAAATCAAACTGTCAGAGATCAAATTGCAAAAGGCACTGTGCCTTTCACTGTTAAGAGACTACCAGCAAACAGTGCAGGCGTCAAGAGTCTGAGTGAATTATTTTGAGATTATTTTCTCGTTAACGATATCAGTTCTACCAAGTAGCATCCTTATATCGTCATGCAGCGATGGAAGGAATCTCTTTTTCTATGAGTGACAGAGGCCACCGGCCACCCACCCCACACACCCCAGCGTCCAAGGCTCCATCGTGGAAACCCCTCCCCCCATAAAAACTGCCATTTTGTATGTCAATAAAAATCTATTAACAGATGATAAGTCTTATGCTAATGTCTTATGCTATGCCTAATGTCTTATGCTACTCACATGAGTAGATGGTATCTTGGAGTTTGAGTTTTGGGAGGGTGGGTAGGGTGTAGGAGTTATCTTGGAAGGCTACTCTATTGGTGGGTTGGATGGTTAGTCTTCCGTTGGTGAGTTCTATGAAGATGAATTCTTTGTCTTGGTCTGGGCTATCTGACCAGCCATCGTTTAGGTGGGCGGTTGAGAATAGGTAGGTTCCCTTTAGTATGTTTGGCCCTATCTTCGTTGTTACTGGCATTCCTCTTAGTATTGGGTTTTGTAGTATGGTGAAGTTGTATGAGTAGCAGTCCCAGAGTTGGCTTTCTTCTATGCGCCAGTTTTCGAGTGCTTGTTCTTTGAATCTTACTGCGTTTGGTGGGATGTTTCTGTAGAGTGCGCCGCCGTCTCTTAGGATGACATTTATTCCCCATGCTCTACTTGGTATGGAGGTTAGTCCTATCCACATAGCTTCTACTGGCCTGATTGGTTTTTCGTGAGTGTATTCGCTGTCTATCCAGATGTAGCGATGAGTTGGGAGTGCGCCGATTTTTGTATTCATGTTATCGTTACCGATAATTACTTTCTGGTTGTTTCTATTATGAAGCAGGCTACTATGATAGTCCATGCTAAGATTAGTGCCATTATTTCGTCATTCATAGTCCGAGTATCTTTGCCCCGTTTGGGTAGGTTCCGCGATAGATTTCCGTCTGTGCTTTCCTTACCACAAATACAGATGGTTTTCCGCTGTGATCCCAGTAGGAGGTTAGTGGTTCTTTCTTAAATTGGACTACTGTGACTCCCATTTTTTCTGCTATCTCTAAGGCTATTGGGTCGGATTTGTAGATTTCTTTGTAGAGGACTCTCTTTATCTTATAGGCGGCTATGGTCTTTAGGCAGTCTCTACATGGGAGTAGGGTGGATACCAGTGTCTTTCCTTCGCCCGGACTTGTATATCTCAAGGCATTCTGCTCTGCGTGGATTACGAACTTTGATCTTTCTTCTCTTGATGACCAATCTTCTTCTACACCTTGAGGGAATCCATTATACCCTACTGAGGCTATGGAGTTGTCTTCTCTTAAGATCACCGCGCCGACCTTATGCCACGGGTCTTTACTTTTCTTAGCCACTACCTCGGCTATGCTCATTGCGTATTCATCCCAGTTCATTTTGAGTTATATATTTCTAAAAAACAATTGATTCGATTTATAAATGTATGGTTGTTTTTCACATATTCCATTTGCTCCTTAATCAAGGGATAGTTTTTAGCATTGTTTTCTGTGTCTTTGAATAAAAGATATGGATCATTGTTATATATAATTCTTCCACTAAATAGGTCATTAACAGCTTTAGAATTTGTTGATCCAACTTGTCCATATGAGATATTTTTGAATGTGCGGCATGGGATATATCCAATATCAAGGTGGTTGCAATCTTGTGGTGTAGATTCACCGCAAGTTACCCCGCTTCCCCTAATGTCTGGGGCTATATATGAACGCTGAATAATCTCTTTATGATTTTCAACAGTTGCATAATCTCCCCAAGGATTTTTGTTTATGAATTCAATTTCGTTGTCTTCGCAGGCTTTTTTGAATTGATTGATTTCAATTTGATTTGCTGACCATAAAGAACCTATATACCAAACTTTTCGTTCTCGTTCTATATACATATCGTCAAAGTTAAACTCGTTTGGCAGCGTGTCAGTTGCCCATGATGTATATACAGCTTCGTATCCAGATACGTTATTACGGAACTTTTCTCGCAGCGCATTGTCTGATGCGTTTTGTTCGTAGAATGTAACGCAATCAAGTTGCTGGCACTTTGATTTGTCTAATACGTAATCGTATGTGAAGTCTTTTGTGCCTTTCACATTGAAACGGATGTCTATCAATCTACATCCAGAACTTAAATACTTGGAAGGATTTTTGCACATATGAACAAAGTATGTGCTATTACTATTCAATGGTATGTTATTGTCAGCGTATCCTTCAGTTATAAATAGGCAATTGGAATAATCAAAATCGGACGGAAATTGTCCATCGTGAAACCAATATGTTTCGTATCCAATACTTTTAAATGCCTTATACCATCCATAATGAACGTATGAATGAGTGTGACTATATAGAGGAAATCCCCAGATTATAACTTTCATTTATAAATTAACTTCCATTTATCTAATGTTTCACTCTTGATCATTGTTGAATACTTTGTAAAATCGTGTTTATTACAATTTTTTAGTGCTTTAATTATGTTTGGTATTTCTTCAATTGAATCAAAATAATACCTACACTTTTCAAGTTTTGGATTATACCATTCAGACAATTTAGCGAGGTCTTCTGTAAGTATTTCTGCCCCTCCATATCCCGTTATATTGAACAAATAATTTCCTTGTTTGCTTAACTTCATCAATAACTCTACTGATGGAAGTAATACTGGAATGTTGTTGTGTATTGCTTCAAATGAAAACCATTTGCAAAATGTATCTGGTAAGGTGACGAACGCTGAATACTTATTCAACTGACTTGGAGAGTAAAAAGTTCCATTGCAAACAGACAGATCATTTGATCTTAAATAATCTGCCATTTTAAAAAACTGATTATCGTTGTGATAAAATGGAACAAATACATCAGCATCAAGTAATTCTTTTGACTCTCCATACATCTCATTAAATACATTTGCCCTTGGTATGTTAAAATCTAAATCATGTTTGCCGAGTGGATTAATTACGGGATTGAACATGATATTAGAGCCATGCTGCAAACACCATAACTTCTCAAATAAAGTTGAAGCGACAATTGTTATTTTAGGATTATTCGTAGCATTACGGAATAATTCGTAATACTCAATATCTCCAGACATTCCATAATCAAAACGATTACATATCCATATGATTAATTTTGGTTTTAACTTTTCTATGTTTTGTAGAAATGGTCTGGATAATGGTGCTGTATCAGAAATAAGAATATAATCATACGAGTTAAATAGTTCTTCATTCTTATTCCAAAAATCATCAGCTATTTCTTTTGTAATCCTAAATACATTGTCAGTGAATTTGTGATTATCAACATGGAGTCCAAGTTTATTGAGTATATATTGCTGATCTCTAAAACATCCAATATGATGAGAGATGTGTAATACTTTCTTCATGGATAGTATCTGTTCATTGCTTCGATGTCGTTTCCTTTGGCATACCACCCGTCTCCGGTATATACATCCATGACATCTGCGAAGTATTTCTCATACATTGGTGCTACCCGCTCCAAGGTGAAGTTTTTTCCAAATCTGTGGCAGTCGTATGGGCAGATTTGGTCGATGTTCTTAATCGCATCTATGTAGTCACCCATAGTCCGGCAGCGGAATCCTGTATAACCATGTAGGTTATTCTCGGTGAACGATCCCCAGTCGGTAGTAATTGTCGGAGTGCCAGAGAGTAGGTTTTCTATTTGGACTCCACCGAATGGTTCTACATACTGACTTGGAAGGAAGGATGCTTTAGCCCTCGACATGAGCTTCTTTCTGGTAGGAACATCGGCGTATCCTACATAGGTAACATGGTCTGGTAGTTTGTAACCTTCCTCTTTTTGGCCTGCGATTACCAGTTTAACCCCTGCTCGTTTAGTAGCTTCAATGGCAATATCTACACCTTTTCCGCTATATACCCTACCCAGATAGAGAAAGTAATCTTCTTTCTGGTCACAGAAGTCGAAGTCTTCTTTATCAAAGTAGTTTGGGATTACTACGGCATAGTTATCTTGCTGGCAATTTCCTACTGCCTGCATTCCGCAGAACGCATGGTAGATTGCGTAGGATTCAAATACTTTCCACCTCGCCCAGTGTCCACCTGCATATCCAATCCCCGGCTCGACTGTGATTAAGTCTGGATGAGCGTCACAAATAGGACGAACGCCACTTCCCCAGAATGGGAGAATGAAGTCATTCTTCTGCTTACGCTGCCCGATTGCCTTAATCGCGTTTCGATAGAATGTTTGGTAGGCATGGTCATTGGTATCAAACTTGAAGAATGTCTTCCTCCAGTCATGTGATCCGTAGCTTTTGTTGAAGTCATCATTGGTTAGGACAGGGACGTGTTCTGTGCAGATTAAGTCTGAATCTTCGTGTCCGTAGTGGATTACTTCATGGCCGCGCTGGGTCATCATCTTCCCGAACTTCACTACCTTTTGGGTATAAGCGCAGGCGTTGAACTCTTTGGAACTTACTGTGTGAGGCAAGCCAAGGATATGGAATCTAAATTTATCGTTAACGATACTCATGGTTTTTTGAACTGAATTTCATCTAACATATCTGATGGGTCTTGATCGCCATTTGCCATAGCTTCAATCCATGTCGCGGGATTAATGGTTGCGGTGTGCGCCCATCCTTCACTTGTTAATTTTTCTTCGTGCGCTTCATCTACTGTTAAGCACAATATCTTACCTTCTTTTGCATAGATAAAAAGGAATTGTGGGATACTCATAGGTCTAATAATATCTTTCTCGCCCATGCAGGCGTGTTGTCATCTACTGATATTGTCCAGTTACCATTTGCAGATTGGCTCATAGACAGAGGTTGAATAAACTTTCTTTCGTAAACTCCTTTTTTAAGTTGAACGATTACTTCGTTAGTAGTGAATCTTTCTCCACACTCACAAGCTCTTCTCCTCCTTACTCCTGCATCTTTCTTCCTGCTGTCTATTACTGATGTTGCTTTATTGCACTTAGGACAATTCATTTCTTTTCTTGTCCAGTAAGCGTAAACCGCTTCATGCCGCGCTTCTTGAAGAAGTCTTCACAGGCTTTAGCAATTTGCTTGGAGTTGAGTGGATACTTCCATCCTACTCTGGCATCATTTTGGTCAACATTGCCCTCTGTATCTTTGCCGTTGATCTTCATTTCATTGACTTGCTGCCCTTGCACTTCCACTTCTTGCGCGAGAGATTATTCGGGGAGTTAGGATCGGATTTCCAATCGCCTTTAATTTTGGCTGAACGAGCGCAATACGCATCACCTTTGGCCGTGCCGGGGCGAATACGATCACCGCCATCTTTAGCCTTGCCAGCTTGACCATACTTCACAGTCTTAGTCCTGCCAGTCTTAGCGTTCTTGACTACTTTCGTGAATCGCTTTTCCATTTTAATAGTCCCAAAAATAATCGTCAGAATAAGTTGTAATTTTCATTTTTTCTTTGCAGTTTTAGCTGATTGCTTGAACGCTTTGGCGGTAGGTGCGCCTTTGCTGCCAACCTTCCGCATCTTCTCACCACTACCAGCGGCGATGCGTTTTTTCTTTGCGTTAATATTTGAGTATAATCCAGTTTTCATTTCTTCTTAGCCATTCCCGCACGCGATAATGCAATTGCAACTGCTTGTTTGCGGCTCTTGGCCATTGGTGCTTTCTTCGGGCCTTTAGGGTTGATACCAGCTTTCAGTTTGCCAGCTTTGTATTCACGCATTGTTTTTGCCACCTTCGCGGCCTTACCTGCTTTTGTTGTTGGTTTTTTCATAAATTGCTTCTGGTGTTTCTATTTTATATTTATCGCAAATTGTTTTAATAATATCGTAAATTGCAACATCGTCTGGAAGATTTACAACATACTTATATACACAATATTTGTCGTCAATTGTTATTATGAATTCATTTTTCATAATGATTCCATCCCATCTCTGAGAAGTTTAAAGAAAGTGTCGGCAGAGATTGTGACCTTCCAGTTCTTATTGTTTTTCTTATGAGCCACTGCCCACGCAATGCCTTTAGCATCCCGCTCGGCCTGCTCACAAGCCTTATCTAAATTTAAGTTCTCTACGCACTTTACTTCAAAGTGGAGTTTACCTTTCAGTTCCTCACAGATTACATCTGGTGAGTCTTGACCTCCAGCAAACTGCTGTCCTCGTTTAGCAGTGTAGCCTTCAGCGCGAAGTTGATCCCTCCACTGCCGCTCACCTCTTGCTCCTTTAGCTCTGGAGTTAATCATAGTTCTTAAAGCTCCCAACTTATCGGAAGTAAATCAAGTTTGTCTCGGTAGCGATCAACTTGCTCGCGTGCCTCATCTCGCTCTTTGCAAAGTTTATTAACCTCCAGCATATTCTCTACTGCAAGCGTGTCGTATTTCTCCCGCGCCTCGTTGCGCTCGCGTTTTAGTTTGCGAGCAACTTCGGCATCAATTAGTTCCATGTGCTGAATACTGCCATCTCTTTTGTGAATGCAGAGTCGTTGAACAATGGTTGAATCTATCTCTGGTGTATCGTTCATTTCGCTTCCTCCCATTTACCGATTGTTTTTAGAAATGCCTCTGCTCGTTGGTGAGAGGTTGTGTGAATGCCCCACCAAATTCCATGATGTTTCGGTAATAACTGATCGCAGAAAACTTCAATTTGGTCGCGTGTAAGTATCTTCTCCGCTCCGTGCATGGCATTGAGGTCGTTGCAGTAGTCGGGTGCGTATATAGGTCTCAGCCTACCATTTTCGGAGTGAAAGAACGAGTTTTTCTCAGGCTCCCATTTCCATCCGAAAATCTCAAAAATCGCGATGTTGATTTGTTTTTCGCTCATTTCCAGACCTCCCATTTGTTAATGTCAATTTTCCCGCGCAGCGTTTGCCAAATAATCCATGGAACGCACAGAGCAATTATTCCTATAGTTTTTAATAGTTTCATATTTTTTGTTTATTTAAGTTGGTCGAGTTCGGCGCGGTGAAGTTTAACAGTATTCGGGTGAAGGGTTTCGCAATTCAGCAAAATCCTCTCCGCAATATCTCGCAGCTTGGCGTTTTGCTGCCTCACCTCGTCGCGCTCGCGCTCCAGTTTCTGTGCATGTTCCATCATTTCACTATACCGATCTGAAAGAACGCGAGGGTTATGTAGTTCGCAATTCAACGCATCCGTATCTGGTGTATTGGATGGCGATGAGAAAAAATCCGCTACGGGATTGTCGTTGCCTTTCATTATTTCAATTACTGCATTTGTTTCTTGCCCGTCATTCATGGGAGCATTAAATCAATATCTTGTGGTTCTGTCAATACTTTTGTTTCAGAAAAGTATTGGTTCATAATCTTGAGTCCTTCGTTGTGGTAGTTTTCTGCTATGCAATACCTTTCTTTGTCTTGAGCTTCCCAGATTGCGTTTGCCGCCTCCAAATACTTCAACGCTTTTCCGTATGCTTGGTCGATTGTCATTAGTATACCTCCTCAAGTTTTGAGATGTCACCACGCATGATGATTTCAGTCATGTAGTTCCTTTGGCCTCGGCGGTTCTTCTTGATCGTCAGCCTACTCTTCTCCTTGATGTGTTCGATATACACAACTTGGTCAGAGTGCATTCCAATTGCCCGTGATTCGCGTAGTCTTCCTTCGTCGTTCAACTGAGAAGCTGTGAGCATAATCGAGTTATTCTTCAGTGCTGCGAGTTTTAATCTCCTTGCAATCTCTGAAATCTGGCTTTCCCTACCCTCTTCACCATCAGATGAGATGATTTGAAGGTAATCTACCACGATTACATCTGCCCGTTTTTCTCCAACGTATCGGTTGATTTGGGCCTCAATTTCGTCAATTTCGGCTACTCCATCCACGATTTCGATGGGTAACTGGTGTAATTTCAACAATGCAGCGTTAATTTTGAGGAGTTCGTGTTGGTTTGCGTTCTTGTAATCCTCTGGTTCACGCACCGGATACCCTGCCAAGTTGCAAGCCATGCGAGTTAGGATGTCTTTTGCCTTCATTTCGAGGCTGAAGAACAGAACTGACTTGCCTTCTTCAAGATTTGCGAGTGCTGCTTGGACGAGATAGATAGATTTACCACCACCTGTCTCTGATGCTACTGTCATCATCTCGCCTTTGTGCATTCCACCCTTGAGCGCACGATCTACTTTCAGTAGTCCAGTAGGAAAGAAATCCTTTACTGCTTTTCCTTCCATCTCGTCGATGATTTCGATGATGAGGTCTTTGACTGGTTTTACTTTTGTTGTCCTATCCTCGGCACACTTCATTATCGTTTCCGATAATTCCTTCAAATCGGTCTTACCTGCGCGGAGGTTTACTTCTTCCTTCTCCATGAGGGTAAGAACATCGCGGTATGCTTTAGTGCGGTGCAGGTGCTTCCGGTAGTCATCTGCCATGTCTTGGCAAACCTTTCCCGAAGCTACCTTCATCGTGCATAATGTGTCGTGGACAGATTCTTCACCACCCGCTGCTTCCAGTTGTCCGGTTGCTTCCAGTTCTGCAATGGCAGAAAACGGGCAGCAAACCCCTGTCCGCTGGTGAACCCCTTGGAGCGCATTAAAAACGATCCTGTGAGCTGGTATGGCGAAATAATCGCTATCCCATGTTTGTTGGGAAAGGATGTTTCTGTCGATTGCGATGAGCGACAATACTGCCGCTTCACTCTTTCGTGCTATTGGGACTTTTTTCATTAGGGATTAAAAGTTGGAGAATCGTTCTGGTTTGGTAGTTGCTGATCGGTTGATCCAGTTTGCGAGGAATGCGCGGCTGAACAAACGAGGTGGGTTAGCGAGTATCCAAGTCCGAGCTTTCTGCGCTTCACGTTCAACGTCCTTATCGGGGTTGAGTCGTTTCAGTTCAGTGATGAAAGCATCATCAACAAGTTTTGGTTTTCTTTTTTCAGATTTTTCTTTTTCTTTTATTTCATTACTTACTTTATCTAGTCTTTCTTTATTAGTCACAGGTTTTTCCGAATCGGTAAAATCCCGAGTCGGCTTTTCACTGAGTCGGGAATCTTCTTCAAGCTGAGGTTCGTCATACACGAAATACTCCCAACCACCGGGATTGACACCGCTATTGGGCTGGCGAAAAACATATCTCTTTGCGATAAGTTCGTTCATGCCAGAAACCACGGACTCGTAACCATCAGTTGACGCTTTCGCCAACTGAGATAAATATACTGACCACTTATCCGGTTTGGATAGCAAGTAGCACAAGATAGCTTTTGCCTTGAAACTCAACTCTGTATTGTTGAGCATTTCATTCGGGATAACTGTGTAGTTAGCTTTTCTTTTTTGACGTATGATATTTGGCATATCTTTTCTCACTTAGACCCCTCTTCCCAACTCGCGTCTTCATTCAATACCCACTTCTTGTCTTTGTTGAGCTTCAAGAACCGGAGTCCAACCAGCGTCATAAAAGCGTTATGAGCTTGTGTTTCCGTAATGCCAATTATGTCGGCGACAGATTGGATTTCTTTTTCGTCAAACCCGCCATCGTAATTGTCAATGACTGCGAATACTTGTTTCTTCCTATCGTCGATGATCGACAATCTGATTATTTCTTTACGAACGAAGATACCATCGTTCTTTTCTAATGGATTCATTTTATGAAAGGCGACCCCTTGTAGTGGCGAAGAAGTGCGGCAACAGACGCATGAAGGTGGATTACCACCACAAGGGATCATTTAGTTTTATTTGGTTAACTTAAACTTCTTCAATCCGGCCTTCACCCCGGATGTGCAATTTCTCGCACCACTGAAAACTACTATAGGTTGTGTTCGATGTCAAGCATCTTTTTTTATCGGTTACGATAACCAGTCCATTTCAACCTTCTCAACTTCACCTTTCGACCACTCATACATTCTATCATTGAGTAAGTCCCATATTTGACTGGCATCTTCTTCTGTCTCGCACTGGAAGGTGGAGCGGCGTTCACCGATACCATCCTTTGTAATGACAATATCTGACTTAATAACAGTATTACTATTTACACCTGTCGCGGCCATGATTGCAGTGTTGTTTATTCTGAGTGCCATGACGAGAATACCTTCATCACTTTCATAGGTAGCCATGAAAGGAGTCTCCAGCGCGGCGGCTAAAGATAGGTTTGTAACCATGACAGTTTGCCTTACTCCAGCGAGTAATTTTTCTGCGTTGTCTTTGATGTTGTTAGTGTTATCCATAAGCAATCATAGTATCAAAAAAATATTGACTTGTCAATAGTTCTGGTTTATTTTTTATGGAAATGAAACATCCATTAGAAACTGCTTATGAATCTTGCATGAGTGCCTACGAGCAATCACGCACGATTCGTTCTCTTGGACGAAAGACTTTCGCCAGCCAGCTTCGTGAAACAAGGAGATTGCTGAAATTGACTGTCCGTGAACTTGGAGACAAGATCGGCGTGACAGGATCACTGGTAAACCAGATTGAAGTAAACTCCAAGAGTATCCTAAAGAAAGAACAAGTCGAAAAAGTAATCGCTCTATGCTACAAAGAAAAACGCCCCTACAGGCAAAAACAGGATTTAAAAAGCGAGGAGGAAAGCTCAGAGCAGTCTCCAGCTCCCGAAGAGTAAAAAATGCCGAATACGAAAAAGTCAAAGCAGAATACTTTGAAGAAAAAAACTACCAGTGTGAGATATGTAATGGGCAAGGCACAGACCTTCACCATAAGAAAGGAAGGGGCAAGTTCTTATGTGACAAGTCCTCATTCATGGTGGCTTGTCGCAAATGTCATTCAAGGCTGCACCATGAAGTAGCATGGGCAAGAGAGAATGGATATATAATTTATGACTACAAATAATACGTTTGAATCCCGCATCATCTGCGAGGGAACTGAAGTAACCAATACACCGGAAAAGATTCTGTTTCGTCAGAAATTCAATCAATGTTGGGTGAAGAAAAGCGACATCCGACTGCATGAAACCATTGGACATCTTGACGGGGAGAAAGTAATCCGTATTGTAGTCCCAGAAGAAGTAGCGAATACTTTGGAACTTGCAGGTATTCTCGATTGATCTTTGGAATAATTTGTCACGTTCTTTTGCCGGACGAACGTATTCATCCAATTCGGATTGGGCATTCCCGACGAGATAGTAGATGTAGAAAAGCGCACAATGGCAACATGGATGACCAATGGACATCAATTGTGCGGCGTGACAATAACTTTACTGGGAAGCATGGAGTCATGCAGCTAACTACGAGCTTTGAAGTAGTCTTGTGTAAAGTGGCAAAAAGAGCCAAACGGCAATACATGGGGCCGTCACTAAAACCATGACCAAGAGTAACGCCTTGGCCCAGTATTAATTTTATATGGTCGGCGGATGAGGTCGGTGCGCTTTTAAACGCCCTTACCGATAATGCTGAGTTAACCCGGCCACCCTTTACCAATCTCCGTTATCGTCTGATCCGTAGTCATCATCTGGAGTGGTATCAATTGATACTTCATCCCGCGCCCAAAATCGGTTAGTTGGAACTGGTTTATCGTTTCCGATAAAAATAAGTCCATTACGCCGCGCCATTTCGAGGGCATAGATTAGGCTATCGCTCAAGTCGGGCGAGTATCCCGTTCTTCCTTTAAGCTCATCTTTAGTCTCAATGGCAATCTTCTTGGACTTAATTGTGTATCGGCGCAAGCAAAGTTCCCGCGCTAAATCCGAAGCAGGATCAATCCCAAAGATAACGCGACTTTTGAAGGCATGATAAGCTGAGTAGTAGTATTCAGAAACAAGTCTATCGTAAACATCCTTACACGGGCGTTTATCAACCTCTGCCGCGATTCGGTCAGTAGGTTTACCCATAGATGAGATAAGAGCGATAGCGGCTCCAGAAGCGTCAAAGCGTAGCCACTCACGAATGATAGCCTGCCCGACTCGTCCACCATCACCAGACACGTCCATACCAAACTTAGAAGGTTGAACGCCAGCCGCACGGCACAACTGAACAACTTCAGTAGCAAGTTGAATCTCAAACTCAGCAGCGGCGTTAGCGGATAGTTGAATTACCTTCTGACTTTCCAACCACATTACACGATTGCGAGTCCCGCGCACGAACCCAAGTTTGGCGATAGTAAGAACGCATCGATCCCCGCCGATTGTAAATGCGGTATCGAATCCAGCTACCTTTGTAAATCCTTCGGAATCCCATAGTGGTTCTTCGTTGGTATCAGCATTACGGATCAAGTCAGCGGTAAGTATGGTCTGAGCAAATCCAGTCTTCGGCCACCAACCAATAGCGTTACGAACATAGTCAATTGCATTTTCGTCTCCATAACACAATTTGAGCATCATCTCCTGCTTCTTACGATCCATGAGAAATGGAAATGGAGAGGGTTCATTAGCAGGCGCGGCGAAGTTTGGGCTACGCATACCATTGTAGAACAAGCAAACTCCGGTCTCAGTCTCCCACTTATCCATGTCTGGGTTTACTGAATCAAAGTTAGAACAACCTTTCGGCATAGCCCAACGAGTGTGAGGATTATCACCAGCAGATGGGTTTCCGATACCGATAAAGGTAACATCATCGTTTGCACCCAAGTTAACTTTTGAGGTGATCGCGCCCATTTCCATTTCTGGCAACTCATCAAGTGCAAGACGGATTCGATCATTCTTACGACCACGGGTTGTATCAACTGCCTTTTGACCTTCATTACCAGATGGAAATGCGAGGGCTTTGATAGCATTATCGTATTCCTTTTCCTCATCGTTTGTTGCTCCACCCCAAACAATCATATGGCGGTAGTCGATTAGCTTACCTATTTGAACGCGAGCGCATTTATAGAGCTTGGAGATGATACCCCAGATACGATCTTCAGATGCGCCTAACGTAGTAGTAGCTACCCATGATGAAGTGCAGTGTGGGGCAGCGCACCAATCAAGATAAATCCAAAGACCAACCGGAAAACTTTTTCCCATTGAAGCGGCTCCAGCTAAACAAATATCAACATTACTGCAAAGTTCATCTAAGGTTCTAATCAACTGAGTGTTTGTATATCCTCGGTTGTAAATAGAAACTTCAGTCGGCCATTGAAGTTTAACTGCATTAAGGAAATGCTCAGACGGAGAAAGTAGTTTAAAATCTGAAAGATTTATATTTTGTCTAATACAATAAGTTCTACCATATTGTCCTCGGCTTATAGCGTAGCAGTATAACTCAATACCAAGGTCATCCATGTTTTCTGGGAATTGAATTCCGTAACGACGAATACCTTTGTTTGAAGAAAAAACTCTTGACATATCAATAAGAAAATATATTTTCCGACGAAAGGCAAGATGAAACTGAAAAACAAGAACCTCGCTCCAGTCGGTGGATGGTATTGGAAGTATGAGATCAAGCGCGATAAACTCACCTTTCCAGCAATTGTTTACGGAAGCACATGGAGTAGTTTGATGCAAAACATCCAGAAAGACTATCGCTCAAACGGAGTTGAACTTCCTGCCAACATTGAGCAGATGGTAGAAGATCAAATCTGCCAACGCCAACCAAGTGATCGTTGCTGGTATAGCGATGGGCTTGGAGATACGATAGCACAAGCGATCCACACGGTAGCAGCAGTTACTGACAAAGTTTTTAAAACGAAACTTGAGCATAAGGCTCGCGGGTGCAGTTCGTGCAACAAACGAAGGATTTCTTGGAATCGTTCTGAATAAATTAAGAAATGCCTTGAATTCATTATCGTAAACGATAAAAGTAAAATCTTATGCTCTCAATCGGCTCCGACAACTTTTCCCTTGCAGTTTTAGATCAAGACGGCAAGCCACCCGAAACACGAATCTCTAACGCCTCGCATTGCTGGAATATAGCAAACCATCTTCGACTTGCGAACATCGGACGCGAGAATAAACGCTTGCGTATCTATAAGGCTTACAAAATGTTCCCGCCTACAGGTTACAGCAAACTTGCCGAGAAACGTCTTCCTTGGCAGTCCGATGTGAACTACGGACAACTTGGGTTTATCGTTGATAACCAGAAGTCCAGTTACTACGATGTCATTACCGAACGGCAGGCTTGCTGCACCATCAAAAGTAAATTTGGCAATGAAAAAGAACGCCTCGTTAACTCAGAGAACATCGGAATCGCATTTGACCAAGCAATCCGCGAATGGCCCGGATACCTCTACAACACAGAGCAAGACCTTGAAGAAATGTTGCTGTATGGAAAAGGAATCGGAATGTGGGATAGCCCACTCGGATGGATGCCAGAACACGTTTACCTCTCCGACCTTCTCTTTCCAGACGACATTAGGATCGACTTTTGCAACCTTGAGGAGTTTGTCCGCCGTGTCCGTCTGACACCATACGAACTCTACAAGAAGATCGAGAATCGTGCGGCGGCAGAAGCAATGGGATGGAATGTGGACGCAGCAATTGACGCTATTCGCTTCCACCGCGCATTCAGCAACAATCGCAAGACACGCGAAGACTTCTTCCGCACAATCAGCGAAGCAGGATTTAACTGGTCACTTTCCGTAAACCAAAAGATCGACCTCTACGAAGTTTACTGGAGGGAGTTCGACGGAAAGATCAGCAAGGCGATTATCCTTCAAGACTACCAACCCATCTCGGACTACATCAACTCCAACATTAAAGGAGCAGGTAAGATCAGCGAAGATGATGTCAGAAGCCAACATGGGTTTATGATGCTCAAGATTGGACTCTTCAACTCATGGGATGAGATCATGTATATGCTGACCGACTCGGTTGGCAGCGGACTCTTCCAAGACATTAAGAGCCAAGCGGAATCAGCATTCGTCGCCTGCCGCCAGTATGACTTCACGATGAACTCATTGGTTGATGCCGTTCGCCTCAACTCCATGTTGATGATCGAAGGTCAAGGCCCAGACGCAACAAAGATGTTGAAGCAGATGGAATGGTTGCCAATCAGCGTAATGCCAGATGGCGCGAAGTTCATCCAGAACCGCTTCCAGCTTCCAGTAGCAGAGAGCATGAGTTTCATGCAGTTCTTCATGGGAGATATGTATCGCGGCATGGGTCAGTATCGCATCAATGCTCCAACTGCTGGAGGAAAGCAACGCACGAAAGGTGAAGCGGAACTTGATGCCGCTGAGTCTGCAAAACTATCTGGAACTCAGATTCGCCGATTCAACGAGTGCCAAACTCTTTACTTCAAGCAACTCTACAAACGCTTCGTAAACGCCAAATCCAGCGATGATGGATACGAATACGTTAAGAAGTTCTATGAAGTTTTGGAAGAACTTGGAACTCCGAAAGAAGCCGCCGCTTGGAAGAACATCACAAGCATCCGTTCTAACCTCATCAACGGAGCGGGTAGCCCATCATTCAAACTCATCACGGCAGAGAAGCTATTGAGCATTACAGCAATTACTCCAGCCAACGAAGGGCAAGAAAACGCAGTTAAAGATGCAATCGCGGCACTCTCTGGCAGGGACAACGTAGCTCGCTACCGGAATACTAAACCAACTAAGATTACTGATACCGCTCGCGTAATCGGATTTGAGAATGCTGGCATGACGGATGCGTTCGTTAACCCGCAAAACTTCCCTGTGCTGCCAACTGATCCGCATATCGAACACGCAGTTGGTCACTTGCAGGACATGATGATGCAGTTGCAGATGAACCTGCAATCTGTGCAGCAAGGTCAACCAGAGCTTACAGAACTTTCCAAGGCAGTTCGCTCAGTCAAATTCAAAGGTGGTCACATCATGGCTCACGTTGAATATATCAGTAAGGATGAATCCAAGCAGGACTTCTTGAAGCAATTCATGCAGGGAATGAATGAAGCACAAGCAATGGCCGACGAACTTCAACAAGTTTACGTTCAGATGGCTGAAGCTGAAGCTCAGAAATCCGGTCAACCTAACTCCGAGGAAGACATCAAACTTCAATACCTCGCTGCTAAATCCGGTATCGAAATCGACACCAAGAAGAAACTTGCTGACATCTCAATTGGCAAGGCTTCTATCAGTCATGCTCAACGCACTGAGCAGCGTAAGGAACAAGGCATTACTCAACTCGCGCTTCAGAAGGCTAAAGCTCGCGCCGAAATTCAGAAGGAGAAATCCAAGCAAGCAGCAATGCAAGGCAAGGCTCCTGAGATGGAAGAACCAGAAATGGAAGAAGAAGAGCCAGAAGAAATGGAGACTGAAACCGAAGAGGTTGAGACTCCAGAAGGAACTGAAGAAGTTGAGATGGAAGTAGAGGAGCCACCACCAGCAACACTATGAAAATATACGATATATTAACAAATGTTGTTTCTGGAGAAAATAAAACTCCATCATTTGATGAAACGCAATACACTCCAGATGTTAGAAAAGATAGACAAAAAGTTCTTTTAAAAGGATTTAATCCAGAAAGTTCTGACTATGATTATCTAAATGCAGAAAAGGCTGGAATATTGCCAGAAATGACAGGTAGGAATAAAGGTCACATGGGTTCCGTTGCTCCTGTAACATCTGAAATATACGAGCAATATAAAAAACATGGGTTGCCTTCTGGAGAGGCTTACATGGTTTTAAAAGGAGCAAGTCATCCAACTCACAATTATTTGGTAGAGGGAGAAGCTGAACGAGGATTTGAAATCAAAAAATATGGAGACAGATATTTTTCTGTTCCAAAACAAACGCAATCAATTGAATCTATTTTGAATTTTATTGATGAAAAACAAATTGTTCCAAAATTTAATCTTACTCCAGAACAGGAAAAAGCAATTGCTGGAACTCAGTATGGTAAGATTCAAGACAAGACCGCATTAAAACAAAATTTCTTAGCCAGCATTATTGCGGGAAATGAATCAGTTGGAACAATAACTCCAATGCAAAAGCGTTGGGCTGACTGGCTAAAAACACAACTACCAAAAGAATGACAACAGAAAAAGTAAAATCCCTATGCGCGGCGATAACATCACACGAAGACTGGAACAAACTACAGGCGTATTTACTACTTAATGTAAACCCACCAGAAGGAGTAACCACGCTTATCCATGCAATCAAAACTATTGAAGCTATTGGAACAGAAGAGCAAGGAGCATTCAAAAAAACAAAAGTTGCTGGAAAGCATAAAGAGCCAGCGGACATCACGATTGATCCCGACCTCGACGAAATCTAATTTATGGCAGACACAAACGACACAGCAGACGTAATCGCGGAACTGAAATCCAAACCTCAAGTCCCGATTAAAGGTAACACATCTGACTTCCTAAAGAAGTTCAGCAAACAACAAGCCGACGAGGGTAAGCCAAGTGCTACCAATGTTGGTGATCCTAACCTTGGAATAGCAAAATACAATGAAGAAGAACCACCAGAAGAAGTGGCGGGAGTTACCGAAGCTGAAATCACATCTGACCGAACAGGAAAAAAGAAAGGTTTCGTTGAGCGACAAATCGAAGAAAACCGCAAGCTCAAAGAAGAACTTGAGAAATACAAGAAAGATGAAATCCCCAAGTTTGAAACCAAAATCCAAGAACTTGAGCGAATGGTCTCCGAGTCAACATCGACTAAAGAAGCCAACCACTACCAAGAACAACTCAACAAAGCCAACCAAGAAAAGTTGGAAGTTGAGCAACAACTATCAGAACAAATCAAAGACCTTCGGGGCAAGCTGGACTTCCACGACATCACAAGTAATCCAGATTTCAAAAAGACTTACCTCGATCCTATCAAAAGCACCTACGATACTGCGCGACAATTGTTATCGAATGATCCAACTCTTCTTTCGACATTCTCCCGTGCTGTCAATGCAAATTCCTCCATCTTCAATGCGACCTCCGAAGAGGATCGTAGAGCGGCAGAAACCGACCGCGACCAAGCGTTCGAGGAAATCACGAACTCGCTCTCGCAGTTCAAGCAATACCAGTTCGCGGAGCAAGTCAACAGCTTCATCAAAGCAACTCAAGGACATCACGCTGCTCTTGTCAACTTTGAAGAAACCAAGCAGAATATCCTTCAAACCGCTAAACAAAAAGAACAAGAAGGCAGGAACAAGTATCTGAACCAGTGGCGTGAGGGCTACAAGAATACTCAGCAAGAGATTGATCGTGCGACTGAAATCCCAGATACAATTGCTGACTACATGAAGGAGAAGGGAATCAAGTATGACATCTCCCGCGACGAGGCTATTGCTCTGGCAGCTACACAACAGACCAATGAGCAGGCATCAGTTGAAGACATGAACCGACTGATCCACCAAGGCCGCGCCTATCAGAAGATTCAAGCACAACTGAAAGCATACCAAGAGATGGTAAAAGAGAAAGACGATTACATCGCGCAACTGAAAGGTTCGTCGCGCATCTCGTCATCATCAAGTGCATCGGATTCCCAGAAACCAAGAATGAGCATCACGGAAGGACTGGCTGCTAAACTTGCGAAGTTCTCACCGCAAGGTCGAACAGCATAAGCCTTACATTCTTGAGTCTGGTCATAGACGGGGGAGGTAGTTTGGTATGACTACCTCCCCCAAACTTTTTTTAAAAATATCGCTTGACATACTAAATAGGTGATTGCAATGTCCCGAAAAGAGAAATCCGAAAGTTATCGTTTACGATAATTATTAGGGATTCAGCCGCACTCTGGCTGGCGAGTTTTCGACCTCGCATGAAAAACGATTTCTGGACAGATAAAAACTCTGGGTTGAGTCCAGCAGAGGAAACCAAGCACTCGCTTGCTATTCCTCATGGTGTAGTTTGCGGTGCAAAACTAAACCAAAACCAAAATCAAATAAATCAATGAGCGATCAACTCTACTTCAATAGTTGTGCCGAGATTGACAGTTTCTTCCGCGAGGGCCGCGAATATTTCAACGACCTCTATGTGAAGAAGCTTGTCACCAACTCTGCATATTTCACCCGTTTCGAGGAGCAAGCATGGCCCTTGAACCACACAACCGAACAGAAAGCATTCCGCTTTGGCCGTGGATTCCACGATCCTTGCGCTCCTTTCCGCACGATTACCGACACCTACTGCGAGACTGATTCTTGCGATAGCAAACCCGAAGTCATCCAACGCCCCGGCACTGAGAGCTACACTTTCGAGCTTCTCCGTAAAGAGATGACCACTGACTGGATTTGCGTTGAGAGCTTGCTCTATCGCCTCTTCCCCGCTGAAGAGATTCTCCAGTTTGAGGAGTCGAATGCCCGTATCACCAAGAACGTCCACGAAGAGTTCCTTCGCTCCAACTACATCGGTGGTTCTGGACACAAATGGATGGGCATCACCACGGATGACGGAACCTACTGCGGTTTGGTCGATGACCAAGCATGGTTCGTTCCAGAGCATACGCTCAACAACGAAGCTGGCTACGACCTCTGCGCTCTTCGCGTTAAGATGGCTCCAGCCGACCTCAACAAGATCGCTTATCTCTCGCTTGATATGCTCGACGATGCTCTCGTTGACCTTCAAGACGAAGATGACGCTTTCCGCCTTGATCTCCAAGACGCGACTGGTCAGCCTCTGCTCGACATCGTTATCCCCGATCCTCAAGTTGGCCGTGCGCTTTACTTCCAAGCCAAGCGCAACAATGGTTACTGGGATGCTAACACGGATTTCGACGAACGCCTCACCCGTCTGAAACTCGGCATCAATCGTATCATCGGCGACTACGCCTTCGGTTACGACATCAACGCCGCTCGTTTCAACGCTGACACTGCCTTCAACGCAAGCCTCGCTCCATTCAATGAAGCTGATCCTGCGACATGGGCACGTCTCGTTCGCGTTCCTCGTTACATCAAGGTTGTCCAAGAAAACGGCTGCTCCTATGTTCCTAACCGCGCTTACCGCAATGCCGACTTCGGTATCTCGGTTGCTATGGTGAACAAAGCAATGTGCAAATGGACAATGCCATCCTCGACTGGATACGGCCAAGCCCAACAAATGACCCAGAACTACGCTGGTGATTGGGAATGGAAGAACCCAGATTGGGAGTGCAACCGCTGGCGCAAATCGGGCTTCTATCAAGCTCAGTTCCGTCTCGCCGCACAGGTTAAAGACCCAACCATCATGCACTCGTTCCTGCATCGCCTGCCACAAAGCAAGAGCCTCTATGGTTCCTGCTGCGAGGTTCAGAGCTACATCGTTCCTGAAAACAATCAGGACTGCTATAGCTGCGCTGGTGTGGGTGACATCGTTGTGCCTTCCTAAGTTAAATAGGGGAGGGGCTTATTCAAGCCTCTCCCCACAACCTTAAATAAAATACAAAATATGTCTAATTCACGACCACTCGCTTATGATCGCGTCAACTTGTTTGGCCCGATTGCTGTTAACCTCCTCGCTACTGGAGACGCTGACCTCCTCGTTCTTAACGACGAAGATACCAAGTTCTTTCCAACAAGCATCGTTTTGGAAACTGCCTACGCTCGCGGAACCACTGCCACCGATCCAGTTGTGATCGTTGATAACGGAACCACTGGCGAAAACATCACTTCCTCGCTGACCATCACGGACGCTCTTGATAACCAAGGCCGCTACAATCCTCTCGCGCTTGTTGCTAATCCTTTTGTTATCACTGGTTCCCGCAAACTCCGCTTGCTGAAAAGCACAGTTGGAGCTGGTCAAGCTACCGCAACTCGTTCCCGCACTTCGGGCGTTGCTACAATCGTTACTGGTGCTGCTCATGGTTTTACCACGGGTGATGTCATTACGATTGCCAGCATGACCGACACTACGTTCAATGATTTGCAAGCTGAAGTTACTGTCGTTGACTCGACTACATTCACCTACGCAAACGCTGGCGTAAATGTTGCTTCCGGTGCTGATACCGCTGGACGTGTTGGCGCACTTTATGTGAATGCCTACGTTGTTGGCATCTACTACTAAACCTCAACCTTGGGTGGGGAAGTAAATACTTCCTCACCCTTACCCTTTTCTAAATTATGGCTTGTTTCACATCTCTTCCTTACCGCGATAAAACTTATCCATTTCTTCAAACTATTTTTGCTGCCACTGAACTTACTCCCATTTCTTTTGGGTGTTATGATGCAGCGACTGATGCCTCCAAGCTCTATCAGTTCTATCTTGGCTTCGCAACCATCGGCGGCCTTACCCCAGTTACTGAAAACTGCTTTGTGCAAAAAACTGAAGACCAGCAATACTATCTCACTAACGAAGCTCTTGCTGCTGCTCTTGCTTAATTATCGTAACCGATAAAATATTATGGCACTCACTCAACCCTGCTTTACCAATCTAACTCCAGATCAACAGAATTTCAATATCTATGAATCTCTGAAAGAGATTGCGGGGTTTGAGATTCCTGCCTACGATCAGATTGACATTAGTTACTATGGTTCGACTAACAATATTGCCACTGTGCAGTATCTAAAAGACGGAACTCCAGTTGCAACGCTAACCCTTGCTTACGCTATCCAGCCTCCAGTTACTAACGATGCGAATCTTACAACTGTGTCTGTAGCTTACCCATAATATATGGCACTTACATTTAATCCTTTTACTGGTAAACTTGATTTTACCGGAAGTTCAGCAACCGCTGGAATTGGCGCAACAGGAGCCACTGGCCCAAGTGGTGGCCCGACAGGAGCTACCGGAATTCAGGGCAGCACAGGCGCGACAGGCTCTGGAAGCACCGGGGCAACTGGTTTAGTTGGCGCGACAGGTGCTACAGGAACCTCTGGTGGACAAGGTAGCACAGGAGCCACTGGTTTGTCTGGCAATGACGGAGCTACAGGAAGCACAGGCGCGACTGGGTTAAGTGGAAACGATGGTGCGACTGGAGCCACGGGTATTGCTGGGGCAGATGGAGCTACAGGATCGACCGGGGCTACGGGCGTTGCTGGCGCGGATGGTGCTACAGGAAGCACTGGAGCCACTGGAGCCGCAGGTAACGATGGTGCTACAGGAGCTACTGGCGTAGGTGCAAGCGGAGCTACGGGAGCTACAGGTTTGCAAGGTGCTACAGGTTTGACAGGTGCTGGTGGAGCGTCTGGTTTTTACGGATCATATTTTAGCAATGTTGATCAAACTGCTGCCGTTATTAATACTGCATATGCAATGACAGTAAATAATGTCATTGGACAAAATGGTATTTCAGTAGTTAGTGGATCACAAATTACTTTTACAAGTTCGGGAACATACGACATTCAATTCTCCGCTCAATTGCATAACAATGGTGGTGGAGGTGGCGGCGATATTGTTCAAATTTGGTTCCGTAAAAATGGAACTGATATTCCAGATTCTGCTACTCGCGTATCTGTTCCAACAAATAATCCATATGTGGTTGCTGCGTGGGACTTCATGGATAATTTTGCCGCTGGAGACAATTTCCAGATCATGTGGTCAACTAACAATACCAATATTGGTATTGACCACAATACAGCAACTGCACCAGCACCGAATATTCCATCTGTAATTATTTCAGTAATGCAGGTGATGTATAACCAGCTTGGGCCTCAAGGCGCAACTGGCGTTCAAGGTGCAACAGGCGTTGGAGCAACGGGTAGCACTGGGGCAACTGGGGTTGGAGCGACTGGAGCAACTGGAGTTGGAGAGCAAGGCGCAACCGGAGCGACTGGCGGAACGATTTCTCCACAAATTGACCGATTCGTAGGTGCTGGCACATGGACAAAACCCGCAGGCGCAAAACAAGTTGTAGTTGAATGCGTTGGTGGTGGTGGCGGTGGTGGCAGAGGAATTCTTGTTGCCGCTGGAGCTTCCGTGTCTGGTGGTGCTGGAGGAGGTAGTGGTGGCTTTACAAGGGTATTGGTAAATGCAGTAGATTTAACAGATGCAACATATACAGTAACAGTTGGTTCTGGTGGGTCTGGAGGAACCACGGGAAATGCAACAGCAGGAACTCCGTCAAATGTAAGCGGATCAACTTTAGGTGTTTTTGTAAACGCTAACGGAGGAGGCGCTGCGGGGATTGGAACAGCGGGAGGCACATCAACTGCGGGTGTGCCCGGTGCGCCTGCTGGAAATATAGGAGGTTCTGGAAACATAACTGCCGCTGGAGGAAGTGGATCAGGACAAAGTTACGCCCCGTCAGCTGGTGGTGCTGGAGGCGGATGTTCAATAACAACTCCATTTAACGGAGGAACGGGTGGAGCAGCGCAGTTTATTTCGGGCGGAACTGGGGTTGGCGGAATTGCCTCAACTACTGGCAATGGAGGGAATGGAGCAGCTGTTACCCCTCGCGCAATACCATCGCTCGTAATCAATGGTAGTGGAGGCGGTGGCGGTGGGGCATCTACATTTGCTGGAGCAAGTGGCGGAGCAGGAGCAAGTGCCACTGGGTTTGGTTGTGGCGGTGGCGGTGGAGGATCGGTATCTGCTGCAACAGGAACTGGTGGCAACGGAGGTAATGGCGCACCCGGAATTGTAATGATTACAACTTACTTCTAAAATGGAAATCGACGACTGGGCAATAATTAACAAAGAAGGAAATTTCGTAGAAATGGTCATCCGATGGGATGGCAATACGGAAACTTGGCCTTTGCCAGAAGGCACATATGCAGTTAAGCGAAGCGAATTAGATTATTCAACGATCAACGAGAAACCACAAGAATGAACGATAATACGACACTCACAGGCATTTTGGGAACCACCACAAGTTTTACTGGTTTTATGGTTTCTATGATGCCACACATTGAAACTGGATTGCGAGTGAGCGGATTGTTTGTTTCTCTTATTGCGGGGCTTCTCACAGCAGTTTATATGTTCAACAAAATCCGTAAACAATGAACCCTAAACAAATCGCACTTGGACTAATTTTGATCTCGCTTGCATTTTTTGCAATGGCATTCTTGACTGGTTGCTCTACACTTGGAGTATCTTTTGAAACACAATATGGTAGGTTCACTTATGAACTTCCCGAACCGAAAGGAACAAAAAAATGAAACTAAACGATTGGAAAACAACACTTCTTGGAGTATTTACGATTATTGCAGCAGTTGCTGACGCAGGTAAAGAATTTTTGGCTAACGGCACACTGGGCGATATCGGCTTGCTATTTGCTGCTGTTACCGCAGGAGTTGGTCTTATCCTCGCCAAAGATTCTAAATAATGGTTCCGAATTCCAGACCGCAGCAAGCAAAAGAAAAGACCCTCGCAATGGTCATCAAAGCGGGGATCGAAGATCGCGTCGCGTTGGTCGGAATTCGTGGATATTATGCAGACTCAATGGGGGTCAAAGGAAAAAATGATCGGGGCATCTATGACGATGCGATTATACTATTATCTCCTTCTGTTCATGCTACTTTCAACGCTAATACTGATCCATCAGTTTACAAGAAAGGCATTGCGGTGCTTAAAACGGGCGTTCATAGATTTCGTAAAGGGAATCACGGCATTAGCAAGCCCGATGGCGGCTATCCAGCGTTGCGACCTGCTAACGCCAAAGAGGAGTTGCCTGTTACGCGAGACGGCACTGGAGACGATATGGGAATCGCTATCAACATCCATAAGGGCAGTTATAAATCGACTTCAAGCGAAGGATGCCAGACGATCTACCCGCCGCAATGGGATGGGTTCATAAACCTCGTCTATTCAGAGATGAATAGATACAACCAAAAGACGATTCCATATCTATTGGTGGAAAACGCTTGAATTAAAAATCACTTTATCGTAAACGATAATCCATATGGGAAACTGTAATGAAACTATCATAGTTGCATCTTATGCAAGGTCAGCAAAAGAAAGTGCCATCAGCGCGGCTCAATCTGCTTGTCTTGCACAGCAATCCATTGGAGCAAGTGGAGCCACAGGAGCTACTGGAGTCGGAGCTACAGGAGCCACGGGACTTACTGGTTCTACTGGCCCATCTGGTGGCCCAACAGGAGCAACTGGAGCCACTGGTCAAGGCTCGACTGGGGCTACAGGCATCTCTGGTATCAACGGAACCACAGGGGCTACAGGTCTTCGCGGAGCCACTGGAAGCACAGGAATTCAAGGACAGCAAGGTGCTACAGGATTGCAGGGTTCTACTGGGATTGGCGCATCGGGAGCTACAGGAGCAACTGGTCAACAAGGGCCGATTGGGCCACAAGGATCAACTGGAATGGTCGGCCCTCGCGGAGCTACAGGTTTGACTGGCCCAATTGGGGCGAGTGGGTCTGGAGCTACTGGTTCAACTGGAATCGAAGGGCCAACTGGGGCTACGGGATTAGAAGGGGCGACTGGCGAGGGAACTACTGGAGCTACTGGTGTAGATGGTTCAACTGGAGCCACGGGAGCCACAGGGCCAGAAGGAAGCACTGGGGCTACAGGGATCGGGGCCACAGGCGCAACAGGAATTCAAGGTGCAACGGGACTTACTGGGCAATCATCTACTTTTTACAATTACAAAGCTGACACAACTATAACGAGCGGAACCCCTGCAATCAATACATTGTATTGGGATAACGCTACGCAAACATCTTCTGCTGTTGTAACGCTTTCTCACATTGACGCGCTTGGAAATGACATTGATGTCTTCTTTCCGTTATTCAAAACAAACGATACATTCATTGTTCAAGACCAAAGCAATTCAACCAATTTCCAAACTTGGAGGATTACCGCTACACCTACTGTTGTTCTTAATAGTTATATTTCAATTCCAGTAACACTTGTTACATCTGGAGGAACATCTCAATTCACAAACAATCAGCAATTGATATTTGCAATTGTTACATCTGGATTGACTGGAGCCACGGGATTACAAGGTAGCACAGGAGCCACTGGAATTGCGGGAGGACAAGGCTCAACGGGCAGCACTGGCATTCAAGGCGGCACTGGAGCTACAGGTATCGGTTCAACTGGAGCAACTGGGGTTGGAGCTACAGGTGCTACTGGCCCCTCTGGAAGTGCTGGTGGAGCTACAGGTGCAGGAACTGATGCCATCTTCTTTCTGAATGGACAAACAGTAAATACATCTTACACAATTCCAGTAGCACAAAACGCTGGTAGTTTTGGCCCAATCACAATTGCGTCTGGTGCTGTAGTAACAGTCCCATCTGGTGGAATATGGACTGTGGTGTAATTTATCAAAAAAATGCTTGCAATGAAAACAATCAACACTATCGTAAACGATAATCAACTATGAGTTGTGGAAATTCCAGAAGTTCTAAATGCAATCCGTGCGGCCCAAGTGAGGCCGCAATTAATTCTATTGCGGATCGTGCAGCTTACTATGCTCGTATAGCTATAGTTGCTTCGGAGACTGGTGGCGGTATCCGTTGGGGATATATCGGTGATGGAACTGAAGTTACCTTCAACATTGATGGAGCCGCGACAACCAATAGCGCATCATTCCTTGTAACAATTGATGGAGTAGTCCAAGACCCATTGGATTACACAATCACCCAAGGATACCCATATACCATTACAATGAACAATCCCGTCCCGTCTGGTGATGAGATTGTCATTGTATCATTGAATGGTAAGACTGGTGCAACTGGCCCCGGAGCAGGAGCTACTGGCCCAATAGGGCCAACTGGAGCTACAGGCATTCAAGGCCCAATCGGGCCGGGTGGTGGTGCTACTGGAGCAACGGGAGCCACTGGGGTAACAGGAATTGGAATTACAGGTGGAGGAACAGATGAAGTATTTTGGGAAAACGATCAAGTTGTTACTACAAATTACACGATCACCACAAACAAAAATGCGTTTACAGCAGGGCCAATTACAATAAACGCAGGAGTAGTAGTAACAGTGCCATCAAGTTCAACATGGACAGTAGTATAAAGGATTAAAATTATGCCAGTAACAATTAACGGAACAACAGGAGTAGTAACACCCGGAGCAACCATTGGATCAATCAATGGTATTTTGAAATCATCTTCTGGAGTAGTATCGCAAGCAGTAGCTGGACAAGATTATGGACAACTAACTCTCGCAACCGAACAAGCTGCATCTGGAACTTCGGTTGACTTTACTGGTATTCCTTCGTGGGCAAAACGAATTACTGTAATGCTCAATGGTGTTAGTATTGGTGGAACATCAGCTTTTCTAATACAAATTGGTTCTGGTTCTTTTACAACATCTGGCTATAAATCTGGTTCTTGCGGTGCGTCAGTCTCATCAAATGTCTCTGTTGGGACAAGCTCAACAGCGGGTTTTACAGTATGCAGCCTCTACGCAGCAAGCACAAATAGCGCAATTATTACGTTGGCTCTTTTTTCATCAAATACTTGGGTTGAATCCCATAGTTCTTACACGGTTGGCGGGGCGTTTACATTTACATTTACTGGTGCTGGAACTCTTGCTTTGGGTGGCACTCTTGATAGATTAAGAATCACGACAACAAACGGCACAGACACATTTGACGCTGGAACAATTAACATTTCTTACGAATAACATATGGCAACATCACTCACATTAGAAAACGACTCCAGCCTCGCGCAAGGGTATCTCAAGGTCAATGGCTCAACTGCCGCCACGCTGACTACGAGTGGCATTACAGGTAACTTGACTGGGAATGTTACTGGTAACGCTGATACTGCTACAAAGTTCTCAACTACGACTGGTTCTGCTCCTGCTTACGCTTGCCGAGCATGGGTGCATTTTGATGGAACACGCGATACTACTGGCGCAGTTAGCACAGCAAATACAAATCGTCTCATTCGCGCAAGTGGAAATGTATCGAGCGTTTTGAGAAATTCTGTTGGTAATTATACGATTACATTCACTATTGCGATGACGGATGCGTTTTATTGCCCATCTGGAATGTGTTACTATGATAACGCTTCTAATTATTTAGCTATTCCTCTTATTGTAACTTTAAATACTGGTTCATTTAGAGTTATATCTGCTGTTGAAAATTTGACAACTGGAGTTGCAGTGCCTCTTGATACATCTGTATTTTCAGTTCAAATCTTTGGAAACTAATCATTATGCCAACAACAATCGACTCCGCAGGAATTACTTTTAACGATGCAACCTCACTGACGAGTGCTGTGCTTGCAGCTAACTCTGTTGGTGCAACGCAGATTGCTAATGGTTCAGTCACCGCAGTAAAACTTGGAACTAACGAGCAGAAGCAGATTTGCAAAGCATGGGTGAATTTTAATGGGACTACATCGCCCGGAACGATCCGCTCCAGCTACAATGTCTCCAGCGTTACGAAGAATGGAACTGGCGATTATACTGTGAATTTTACAAGTGCGTTGTCTGATGCGAATTATAGTGTTTGCGGCACAGGAAATGGCGTGGTAGGAGGAAGCTCAATAACAAGTGGAGGTCTTATTAGTATAAATACAGCTACAACATCAACTCCACTTCAAATTGGATCGGTAAGATTAATTGGCTCAACAAAAGATTTTACAAGTGCAGCAGATAACTCAATTGTAAATGTCCAAATCTTCGGAAACTAATTTTATGTTTATCACTTACCCACAACCCAATGGACAAGTAGCAGTAGTTATTCCTACTGGCGATGTTAATGACGCAATCAAAGATGTTCCAGCAGGAGTAGAATACAAGATTATCGAATCAGTTGATATTGATAACGACTACTTCAACGCATACGAGTTTGACGCTGAACTTGGCGCAAAGGTCAATATTGATAAAGCTAAAGCTATTCACCTTGATAAGTTTCGTAATGCTCGCGCTCCTAAACTTTCCAAACTCGACATTAACTTTATGAAGGCAGTTGAGACCAACGACGAAGAGAAGAAAGCTGAAATCATTGCCGCTAAACAAGCACTCCGCGATGTTACTTTGACTCCGCTTCCAGATGATCTTGCTGGCATCAAAGCAACTTGGCCCGATATTCTGAATTAAATATTATGACTCCATGCACTCCAGCACCTCCATGCGACTTGGAATATCCATTGTTCTGTGAACCCCGTGAGATTACAGCAATCGCTAAAAGGTTGGTTGTAGAAGATTCATCTGCTTGCGATAAGACGCTTCAGACTCCACCATCCAGTCAAGTTCTTGTGTCTAACACAAACGGAACAATATCGTGGACTAATGGAGCGAATGATACTCTTCTACGAAAGACATCAACTGGAAGCGTTGAGTTTGCTACGCTGAATAACATTCTTCAAGCTAACCCAGTTAATCTTGGTAGCCAATCATTGACTACTACCGGAACGATAAATGCAGGAATAGTCAATGCTACCAGCGTTACTCTTGCCGCGAATCCAACTACAAATCTTCAAGCTACAACCAAGCAGTATGTTGATGCCGCTGATGCTCTGAAGCTCAATAAGGCTGGAGATACGATGACTGGTGCGCTTATTGTGAACAGCACGATTTCCAGCAACTCGACCATCTTGGCGAATGGAAACTCATCCAAAATTGGATATGACACAGGTGCTGGTGGATCGGTTACCCAAGGCGCGGGAGCAAAGACAAATTCTGTTACACTCAATCGTCCTACTGGAATTATCGTTACCGATAGCGCGGCACTCGCGGCCAATACTGCCGTTACCTTCAACTTGAGCAATTCGGTTATCGACGCTACTGACATTGTTGTTGTAAGTCATATCTCTGGAGGAACACTTGGATCATACAACTTTGCGGTAGCTCCAGCGGCAGGCAATGCTAACATCGTGATTAGGAATATCACCGCAGGAAGTTTGTCTGAAGCACTGACATTGCGGTTCATTGCAATCAAGAGTGTCAACGCATAATGCCAGCAGAAGGGTCAGTCTTTGATGGATTCACAAGTATCATCGCGCAAGACGCAGATACCCATCCATCGTATTTACCAGAGTCTGTAGTATCAGAATCGGTAAATAGGACATTCCGAGGCGGCATTAACAGGACAAGACCAAGTATTCGGAACATCCCGATTATGGCTGGAGACGGAGAAGCTGAAACTATCGTTAACGATATTCTTGGAGGTAACTTCCAAGGTGCGTATCCATATCGTGCAACTAACTTGAAAACGAGCGATGGTATCTTGCTATCGGTATCTGGGATCATCTACTTTCTGAAGATGGTAAACAACCGAGCGTTTGCCTACAAGGTCATCGAAGGCAACGATCCGGGCATGATGCACACATGGTTCGTGCAGGCAGAAGATAGAGTTTATATCCAGAATGGATACCAGAATGCCATAGCATGGGATGGCGACCTTAATACTCCAGCATACAGGCTCAATCCATTTAAGCAGCAAATGCCGATTGGGACGATCATGGAGT